TTGCCTCCGCCGCCGCTGTCGTGCTGGCTCTGGCTCTTCTGGCGTTCCGCTTCTGGGTTTGATCTCTGGGCAGCTCTGCCGTTGGTGCTGTCTCCGTGTCTCTCTCCGTCTGTCTCCACTTCTGCGGCTGGCGCTTCGTCCGCTCCGGTGCTGTCTGGGCGTGTCCAGGCGTTCCCGTGTCCAGTGCTGCGGCTCTGGTGGGGCTGGCGCTGGGAGACGATGCAGGCCAAAAGGATATGGCATAATGCACAATTCTGTAAGGCTGTATTTGTATGATGTGCTAATAGCATATTGCACAAAAAGATGCTGTTTTTAGCTTGCTATTTTTACATTTTGTCAAGGTGTTATTTAGCTATTTCCTATTGCAAATTCCGCTTTTGTGTGGTATAATCCTTAATGTAAGGTAAAGGAAACGAGATCGACGGCGGCGGGTGCGCCGCTGCTGGACGATCTAAGGAAGTAATTAAATAATATGGAGGTAAAAATCATGAATAAGCTGTCCGCCCTCGTCCCTCTGAAAAGCAAGATCACCGTCTATGTTCCCGCTACGGTATCCGTAAATCAGGAGATCGACAACACCGCATATGTCGAGCGCGTCGCGCGTACTCTGTCCGCCTGTTTCGGTGGTGCTACGGCTTCGCCGGTTCGCGGTTATTGGGTCTCCGACTCTGGCGAGCTGGTTAAAGAGTCTACAACGATGGTTTTTGCGTACTGCTCCACGGCTGACGCTGAAAAATATATTGATGATGTCGTTTCCCTCTGCTACGAGCTGAAGCGCGAAATGGGGCAAGAAGCAATCGCCCTTGAATACAACGGCGAGATGTATTTCATCTGATCGAGTAAAACAGCGGCGGCGGGGTTTTTTCCCCGCCGCACCGGTAAAACGAAAGCGGGGTTTTGAAATGAAAGCAACGAGAAAGCAAATCAAGGCAGCAAACGAGATCGCGGCGCGGTTTAGCGGATGGCACGAGCCGCACGAGATCGCGGCGATGTATGACGAGCTGGAGAAGATCGGCGTTTCTACTGGCTGCATCACAAACCGGCAGGACTTCCCGAATCTGGGATGCTGGCAAGGCCATTGCGAGTGGTACATAAACAGCGAGGAAGTGGAAAACAGCGTTTTTGTGTACTCCGTCTATGAAGGAAATCCGAATATCACGCGCAACGATTACAACATTTACTTTTCTTAAAATCCCGCCTGATGATGGTTAGATGGTGACTAACCGAAACGGCCACGGCTGGCCGTCGTGGGAAACCGAAATTAAAACGCGCTGCGGCGCTGGTCAATGAAATGAGGTAAACGAAATGAAAAAGTACAATGTCAAGTCGATCATGTCCCGCGCTTGGGCTATCTATCACGAGACCGACAAAGGCGATGGCCTGCGCCCTGTGTTCTCTCTCTGTCTGGCTATGGCGTGGGAGGACGCAAAGAACACGCCGGAAAACATCCTGCGTCAGTGGGCGGCGATGGATACCAAAGCGCAGATCAACATGCTGACGGCTAACATCAAGAAGGCAGCAAAGAACGAGATCGGATACAGCACGGAAGATCACTATGCAGAGTTTAACGAGACTGTTGCATGGTTCTTGAATCATCACGGGATCGACGGTCTTGTAAATGAGGCTTGGGTAAAGCTGGCGGAACGGCTGGATGCTGACTATCTGGACAAGCTCAACGCAAAACGCGCCGCGTCTGGCAAGGTCAATATTTCTCTGGTGGCTCTGGTGTATCGCAGCGCAAAGGATGCAATCCGCGCCGTATATCGTGACGATATCAAACACGGACGCGCCCGCGTTCACGAGATCACCGACAAGAACGGCGAGAGCCGCGACTATCTGGACACGATGGCAAGCACCGGCAAGGATGAGACGGCAAGCACCGCAACGCTGCGCGTAGCGCTGGAACAGTTTGTAAACAGCCGCGACGAGATCGACCGCATGATTATTGAATGCAAGCGCGACAATTACACGGAACGCGAGATCGCGGAAGTTGTCGGAATCAACCGCGCCGCCGTTCATAAGCGCATTGACAAGATGCGCGAGGCTCTGCGGAACATTGGCCTTACACCTGCGGAAGCTGTGGCGTAAGGAAGTAGTTAAACAGTACGAGCGCCGCTCCGGTAGGAGCTGGGGCGGCTGCTTTGAAAAAATCTTGAACGATGGTAAGCAAATGGCGGAAACGCTTGGAGGGTGTAGCGGATGGATGCAAACAAAGCTTTTCAGATGATTGAAAAAGCCTTTTCAGATAAGCGGCCTGTAATGGTAACGGATGGAACGGTAACGCGCCGCGTGGTATCCGTTGGACTGGCGGAACAGCTCTACATTCACACGGAGACGGGTGAATGGGTGGAGATCAAGCGGAGCTTTTGCGGTCTGACTTTGGACGGCTGGGGCTTGCTGGATACGGCGGAAGGCTTGCTTATTGCGCCTGAATGGTGGATTGAAAACGGAACGGATGACGGGAACGGAGGAAAAGAAAATGTATGAGCGGAGACGGAGAAGATCAAAGACGCGCTCGCAGGTGATGCTGCAGCAGCGTTTGATGGGGCTTTTGCTGGTGGTGCTGTCCGTGGTGATGCTGATTGTTTGCGCACACGGAACAACGATAGAAGACCGTGACGGAACGGGTGCTCTTATGGTGCTGCCGATGGGCTTGTATCTCATCTTTACAAAAAATATCTGCATCTACTGGTAAGCAAGCGGAAAATCTGGCGGGTAGATATAACAGGAGGATGAAACATGCAAAGCTTTACACAAACGGAAATCAAATGGATGATCGGAGCGCTTCAAGAAAAAGCGCGAGCGTATCATGAAGCCGCTCGCATGGCGGACGGCGCGGATAATAGCAATAAATCTTTGGACGGTTCACTGTATCGTCTGCGGGAGGAACAGTTTAATGCGATGGCCTGCAAGCTCCAGAAAGTGCTGGACGGCAAGAGCAGGCGCGTAGAAATTACATTGTAATTAAATGGAGGTAGCAATATGCCGAGCGTAACTCGTGAGCAGGTCAACAAGTGGAACGCGAAACTTCAAAACGGTTTTCGGTTCGATATTCAGCGCTATGTCGTTTGGGGCGAGAAACAGATCAAGAAGTCTATCGAGCTGGCGGATGGTCGGATTCTGACCGCTGAGATTCATTACCGCGACGCACGGGAGGGCTACAAGTATATCGGGAATGAGGCTTGCATCTCTCTGGCAATCTGGACGCGCTGCGAAAACAGCGACATGATGAAATCGGAGGGCATGGGCTATCACGAGGTTCTGGGCGCGGTTCAGCCGAAAAAGAGCTATGCGGATCTTGTCAAGCTATCCGCTGTCATGGATGAGCCGAAGATCTTGGAGATGATGAACGCGCACATGAACGCCTTAAATAATCCTTGGGTTCTTGGAGGTCGATAACTCATGCAGCGGAAAGAGTTTGAAAACAGAATCAAGAATCTTTTGCCGAAAGCGTCGTGATGCAGCCGAGTATGCGAAAATGTATAACGGACTTCCGCATAAGGTAGAAGAGATCGAGCGAAAAAGAAGAGAAGCGTTTGAGAAGGAAATGGAAAAAGCCTGAGAATATCTCAGGCTTTTTTTTGTTGCTTGGTAAGCAAAATCAAGTTTTTATCGGTAGTTATAATGTGGAGGCAAAGCGCCGCTTGAAATCGACATGCTGTCGTTCAAAGCAAGAGCAAATATCAGATCGCAGGCCGGTTTTCTTTCGATTGAAAAATCGGTTTAGTGTATTTGTGATTTGCTTTTGGCTTGCCTCTGCAACGAAAAACTGTTCGGATTCATAGCCGCTTTTCGTTATGTAGTTGATCTGAAAAACGATGATCGGCTTGCTGCGCGATGTTTTCAGCCCGATATATGTATGACAGTCAGAAATGATGTTCCAAAAAGTGTCTGAATGAGCCGCTTGCATTTTCTGCATCTCTTTAACGGTGTAGCAAGTTTCCAGTGCGTCATTGATGATGTATTGCTGGATGACCTGTGGAAGATCGCCGGTATACGGAAGCAGAATCTTGTCGTGGTATGCGCTGATGAACTGGATGTCGCGGAAAGAGATTTGCAAAGCTGCTTTTAACTGGCGGATGCGAAGAGCGAGATCGCATTTTGTATTGTTATTCATTTGTTGTACGCTCCTTTCATGCTCTAATAATAGCACAAAAACGGCGAAAACTCAAGCAAAATGAACATTTTTACGATGATTTTGTGCGATTTATTGTATATTTTGCACAATGAATATGGATGGATAAAATTCTGTGTTTTATACATGAACAGCAACTACAAATGTTGAAAGGTCTGGAGGAAGATGCTGAATGACTTCGTTTGATGGAGATAAAAAGGTCAAAACGAAATATACTGCGGAATTTGTTACAGATAAAAAGGACTACGCCTATATTATCGGCGGTCGTTATAACGATGGCGAGCCGTGGGAGAAATATCAGAAAAAAGAGTTTGATGCTCTGGACAATGCGCTCGAATTTTATATGCGCGGTCTTGTGGACGAGTCCTTTTTAGATATCAAGCTCTTTGAGCAGATTTTTGTAGATGGCGTTTGTCAAAGAGAATCGTTTATCGAGCCGCCGAATACACTGCGCTTTTATCTCCGCACCACGGTCAACAAAGAGCTGGAGAAAGAAATCCGCTCTTTGCGCGAGAAAAATGAGCGATTGAATGCAACTGGAGAGCTGATGCGTGAGTTTGTTCGCATGTACCATGTAGAAGATCGTCTCGATGAGTTTATCAAAGAAAAATCAAAAATTCAGTAAGCAACCGCTCCATTTGGAGGGTAGTTGTAATAGGGAAACCTAAAAATTAAAGGAGGATTCAAAAATGTCTGTCAATCTCAACAAGTCTGGTCTCGGTAAGTTTGCGGGTATGCACGGCACGATTTTCAAGTCGGAGATCGCCGCTGCCAAACCCAGCAAGCAGATCGTCGGTAAGGGTATCGGCAAGGGCTGTAACTATCCGATGGATTCCGATGCGGAGTTTGAGAAGCGTCTGCGCCGCTATGAGCGTAAGAAGCAGGCCGAGGAAGCTGCCGCTGCTGCTGCGGCGGCTGGCACGATGGAGGCGTGATACATGTTTGATGGTAAGCCTGTCTGGAAGCAGGATAATTTCACATATGAAGCTGTAAAGGTTGGTGACTATGTGGAGCAGGCAATCGTAGATGCTGCAATGGATTGTGTGCCGCCCGCTTGTATGCGGGCAGACTGCTCCCAGATGGGCGAGCCGTATTCTGCCAGAATGGATGAAAAGACTGGCAGATGGAGAGATGCTTACGAAACTTTCCGTAAGGTCGGCGGTGAATGGCCTAACGGTATCTGGGAGTATTGCGGACACTGTTTCAGAGGTGAAACGGTTGAGCGTGGAATCGAGCCGTATCATATCTGAGATAAGAGGTGCGTGTATGAATGATATCGAAAAGGTCAATGTAGCTCCTGATGGTTATTTCCAGCGCATTGTAAAGCCGTGTTTGCTGGATTTGCGCAAGCGCAAGGACGATGCAAAGACGGATATGGAGCGCGGATATTATGAAGATCGCTATGCGGCACAAGCGAAAGATTTTGCGCAGGCGTTACATATTTCTGCGGAGGTGCTGGATGAATTGATCGGAGGTGTTTGAAATGAAGAAGATCATCGGCTAAAAAGCGGCGCAGTTTTGGAATGGTGTCTGCGAAATCAAAAACCATACCCCATTTTTCATTTTGTAAGTAAGCAAAACTCAATTTTTGAGGGTAGATATAATAGGAGGTGTTTTCAATGAAAACTTGTAAGATCTGCGGATGTTCTTTTGATGAAGAAAATTGCGAAGGTGTCGTTGTCAACGAGGGTATGGATAGCGAATACTTTGTTTGTTGTGATTGCGTTCCGGATGAATGCAACAATGGGCATATCATTTCTTGTGAAAATTGTGGTTCGTACTTTTCTCCCGATAAGCTGCACGATGAGCATATCGGGGGTTTTACTTTTACTGAATGCCCGTCTTGTGGGAAAGATGTGGTGGAATGTGTATCACGAGAAGAGTTTGAGGAAGAGCATTTCCTTTCTAAATACTCCGTCGTTGTCAAAATGGGCAATTATTCTCGTGGATATGTAATTTCCGCCCAGAATCCCACCGATATGATGAAAAAGCTGATGAAACGCGCTGAGCTTTGCTCTGCTGCTGAGATCATATACTCCGAAATCCTTATAGATGAGGATGTGATTAAATGAGTGGTTTTACACTGAGAAATAAAATCGAAGAGGCAAAAGCAACATATTTGGAGCGTTATAAAAAGCTTGATTGGAAGTGGACAGATGAGGGACTCCCCTATGCAATCATGGACTATCATAGCTGCATCGGTTCGGTTTTAGACTTTACGGATGATGACTGGCAGGCCGCTGAGGAAAATGGTTTTTCTCGTTCGGATGTTATTGCGCTATGCGAAGATAGTGAGGGTGAATAAATGACAGAAAAAGATATTGTAAATGTTCTGTATCGTGACGGATATCATGCTGCTGCAAAGCTGATTGAAAAGAAGTCTGAGGTAATCGAAAGCAGAAAATCTTTGATGCTGTGGAGAGATGACTTCACCAGTGAAAATAAGTGGGCATCTCTTTGTGCGGCGCTTGGCGTTCCGGAAGATACGGTTACGCTGGAGCTAAAATGCAACATTGTAGCTACATTCCCGTATAAAAAATAATTTCAACGGCTGGTAAGCAAAGCCGAAATTTTAGGGGTAGATATAATAGAAAGCCCAAAACAATCATCACAAACTACTTTCTACTTTAAGGAGGATTCAAAAATGGCAGCGAATGTTGAAACTATGTTTTATGTGCGTGAGAAGCCTTGGCACGGCCTGGGCGTTGAGGTTCAGGAGGCGTTGAATAGCGCTGACGCGCTGAAAATGGCCGGTCTTGATTGGGAGGTCAAGCAGAGAAACATTCAGGTTTGCGGCGGCGCAAAGATCGAGAATTACAAGGCGAATGTCCGCAGCACGGATGGTCGTGTGCTTGGTGTTGTCTCTGACCGCTATCAGATCGTACAGAATAAAGACGCTTTCAGCTTTACCGATGAGCTGATCGGCGGGGATGTTCGCTATGAAACCGCTGGTAGCTTGCAGAATGGCAAGAAGATTTGGCTGCTGGCAAAGATGCCTGAGCGTGAGGTCGTTGGGGATAAGGTTGAGCCGTACCTTTGTTTCTCAAATACGCACGACGGCAGCGGTTCTATCCGTGTCTGCATGACTCCAATTCGTGTTGTTTGCAACAACACTTTGAATCTTGCACTGAATAGCGCGAAGCGTCAGTGGGCAACAAAGCACGTCGGCAATATCGACGAGAAGATGCAGGAAGCGCGTATGTGTATCCAGCTTGCAGATGCCTACATGGATGAGCTTGCTGTTTGCGCAGATCGCCTTGCAAACACGACGATTACCGACGAACAGCTTGATAAGCTGCTTGACGAGATGTTTCCTGTTGATGATGACGATACCGAGCGCAAGAAGAACAGCGTGAAAAAGGCAAAAGACGAGTTCATGATCTGCTATTTCCGCCCTGATATCATGAAGTTCCTTAACACTGGTTGGGGTGTTGTGAATGCCATGAGCGATATGATTTCTCATTCTGCACCGCGCCGTCAGACCGGTAGCTACCGTGAAAACAACTGGAACAGAATTATGGATGGTCACAAGATGCTTGACCGTATGACAGAGCTTGTTTGCGCACGATAAACAGTGATTGAGAGCCGCCCGAATGGGCGGCTCTTTTCGTAGAGAGGTGTAATATGGAAGAAAACCGTGTTATCTGGTTCAAAACATGTTTAGATGCAATTCCGGATAGCTGTAAGGATTGCGCTTGTCACTGGTGTTATCTTCCGTTGAAAAAGCGGAAGTGGGGCTATTCTGATGAGTTAAAAAAGAAATACTTAACTCAGCGGCACGAAGATTGTCCGCTGCATTTGGAGGTTATAAAATGAAGCTTTTTCTTTTGATTCACGAACAGGATACGGATGCTGCTTGGGGTTCGTCTGTCGATCTTTTCTCGACACCGGAAGCGGCGCAGGTCGAAATGAGAAAGATTTACGAGAAGACTATCGCAAGCTGGAATTTCGATATTGAGAATCAGACCGACGATTCTTGCTGCGAGTTTTCTGATATGAATGCTTCTATTCGAGACGGTTCTGATGTCGAGGCGTGGCGCATTGAAGAAAAAGAGCTTGATGTCAATATTGCTATTAAAGTTCACGGCGGGATGGTACAGGCGGTGTATTCTGATGCCGATGTCGGTGTCGAAGTTTATGATCTTGACTCGTCTGATTTTGCAGAGGAAAGCGAGCTGGTCGAAGCGGAGCAGCGTGAGCGTAAGCTTGATGAGCAGATCGCTCAGCCTGGTTGGAGAGCTGTATGGTAAAACTGCCCTGATGAGTCTTTGGAAAGTAAGACGAAACTGCCCTGTTGGGCAGTCGGCAGAAAAAATTATATTTCGGTGGGCAAAAGCCTATTTGAATGGGTAGATATAATAGGAGGCGGTAATATGTCGATGCCAAACTTTAATACGATGAGAAATTTTCCTCTCTATGTGAGAGATTTCGTTTCTGAGGTGGATTATTGTCCAGCTTGCAATACATATGGAGAAGATGGTGCGTGTCCTATTTGCGGCGCAACCACAGAGCGAAAAGCATATCTGGATGAGGTGGCGGCGTTTGAGTTCGTGGAAGAGATGGAGACACGGCTAAATGACGCAAATGCAAAGCTTGAATTTCATTCCATTTCAACTATGGGCGGAAAGTATTATGGGGTTCAGTTTTATGTGGAGGAAAAGCATGATCCGAATGAGTATGATAATGACGATTGCCATTATTACTTTGATGTATGCCGTAGCGTAGCAATTCGCCGGTATAACAGTGAAATCAATAAGATCAATCGAATTTTGAAAATGCTTGCGAAAGAATATGGTTTTGATGAGGTTTATTGTTCTGCCATATTTGGAAACGGTGAAGCAGTTTACACGAAAGTCGGAAATACACAACGAGCGCGTATTGTTCGCGCCACAAAAGAAATTGCGTAATGGAGGGGTTACGATGAAATCGAAATGTCTGGCCTATACCGTGGAGCTTACACGAGAAGAGATAGACACTGTAACGACAGCGTTACATAATGAGTACAAGTTTTTGAAAGAGAAATATGCGAATGTGCGCCCGCAGAATGCCGTGGAGGTTTGCAAGCGCATAGACGAGGTACGCACCCTACGGAATGACTTTGCAAGGCTTATCGGTGTGACTTTTATGGGAGAAGATGCCTAAGCAATTCTTGAAGTAAAACGGAAATGATGATATAATGCGGAGGTAACATGAACGGAAACAAGGTGATTCGAGTGACTTTTGGTGAACGGATTGAGCAGGCCAAGAAAAAGGCTGAGGAAGAATATCAGGAGAAGCTGGAGCGTTCAAAGCAGTCTGATGTCGATGTGAGAGATTTTTTTGATGACGAAGAGCTTGATCGTATTCTTTCTGACAACGAATTTTTCAATGGAAGAGTTGCTGATCTGTCGAAGATGCAGCGATATGAAAAGCTAAAGCTTGCAGCTCAGTGGATGAACGATCATAGCATGGAGGTCGTTTGTGTTGACATTGACAAGCCGTCTCAGTCCAGACCGAATGTGGTCGTTTCGATGGAGCTGCGACGTCTTTCTTCCCTTCGTGGGCGCGAGTTAAAAATCTTTTCCGCAATGAATGCACTGGCAGATACCGTATTTTTGAGCGGCCTGAAAGATGAGGCTATTCGTTTCAGCTTTGGGATTGAAAGTCTCTGGCAGTAAGGAGAATATTATGAAAGTCTTATATCCGTGGAAAATGATTGGCAGATATGCTGACGGTGAAGAGATCGAGGTTGGCGGCTTTGACGAAGAAGATTGTATGACGCGCCTGATTTCTAAGATAGAAAAGCATGGCGATTTAGTCTGGTATTCCGGTGTTTCCGATGAGGATTATGTAGCTGGTGAGTATATCGGACGAGAAAACTTCATCTACGATTAACTAAATACAACGCGAAAGACGCTGGAAAAATCCAGCGTCTTTTTTTTGCGCTTTGGTGAGCAAATAGAGTTTTTACAAGGTAGTTATAGTGAAGAGACTACTTGAAATACGAAAGGGTGTTTTTTATGACTATCAGACATGACCGTTCTTATCTACCGGCTGATATTGATTGGCTGATTGAAAATGGATATGCCGAAGAGGATCTTCATAGCCTGCGTTTTCAGATTCGCGTTGCCGATATGAGCGTTGAAGATGCCAATGCTTTTATGCACGGCGTTATGGAAGCTATCGCAAAGGAATATGTTTGTTTCCAGTATGATAAGGAGCTGGAAAAGAGACTCGGCTTTGACAGTACCGATTGGGATTTGTTCTTTTGGTGTAACTCACTCTACATGACGCATCGTATCCATTCTGATGACGATAGAGACTATACATACTTTACGCTTACATTCAATAAGCGCCATACACCGAAGAAGCGGGTTGAGATTTGCAGTGCCGTTCTTGCTCTGATGGTAAAACGCTTTATGGATTGTGACGCGCTGGATGTTGCAGTCCAGTTTACTGTTGCGTGGAATAGTGACAAGCTGGAATCCGATGCAAAGGCCATCGCAGAAAAGCTTGATGGAAAGCGGATGACCTATAAAGGGTTCGATGGACGGATTGTGCAGCGAGATGGAAAGGCGTACTTCATGAAGAAGTATGCGAAAAACATCGGGTATCTGATTCCTACGGTTGATTTGGTTCGATTTGCAAAAAAGGATGGAGGTCTGAAATGAGATATTTTAGTACGCAGCGTCCGCTTACTCCTGGCGCTTTTCCGAAGCCATCTGATAACAAGGTGGTTACTGTTGAAAATTTCGACACATATGATGGGCGGATGTTTTGTCCTGCGGTCGGTCGGCTGGCGTATGGGTATATTGACTATGAAAATCCTCTGACAACAGAACAGGCATCTGATTACGAGCTGATTCCGCAGAAGTTCCCGCAGTATATTAAAACATACGATGGATATATCGGCGTTCTGGTTAGCTTGGACTATGGTGAATTTCCAGTCTATCGTTTTCCAGGCGGCGAGCGGGTTGCAGATCAGCATGAGATTGAGACCGGTAGCAATACCCGCTCCGATCTCGAATGAAAACATAGGAGGTACGAACATTGGCTGTACTGTGTTTTGTTTTTCTGGTAGTCAAGCTGACTTATGACGGTTGTAAAACGGCGTATGCAAAATGGTACGCGGAAAACTGTAATCCGTATCGCGCATATCGTCAGGCCGTAAATGAGAGTAGATAATGGAGGTTATATATGAGCTTACTTGATAAGTTTAACAGCATTGAGGTAAAGGCGGACGCTCGTATTTCGGAGCATGATCGTGAATTTTGTATGGCTTATCACGAGGCTTATGTCAAAGGTCGTGCAGCATTGAAGTCTTTGCGGCAATCTGTCGAAGAATCTTTGAATGAGCAGCAGTCGATTATCTCTCGTGTTGTTCCTAAAGATGAGATGTATGACAGGTCGTTTTTCCTTGGGGATAGCGTACACGCTCATGATATTACGAACAACTTGCGTAATTCGCACCGTGTTCTTATTAGCGCCCTTGTTTCCTACTTCGAGAGAACATATAAGGTTTCGTTGGAAACGGACAAAATTGAAGAAGTGCTTCTTCCGAAAGAGCCAGATCGCTATTCGTCGTATAACAGCGCTGAATACAAAGAATATTATGGTGCGGTAGAAAACACGGAGTTGAAGTACGAAGATATTCTCGATCAGATTTTCATTCAGCTTGGCGGCTTCTCGTTTCAGGAAAAGGCGCTGAACGAGTTGAAGCAGAAAGCTCATGACGCCGCTTGGAACAGGTATTACGGGAATAAGTGTTATGAGCAGAAAAAGGCGGTCATTTCCTTTTCTCACTATGCTTGCAGCTTTGATAGCTGGCACGAAGAGTATTACCACGGTGAACATGAGATTCAGCTTACCGATGGAATGAAAAATATTATTCGCGCTCTGGCGTATTTTGAGTGTGGCGATACCAGCAACATTCCTTGGACTCTTAATACCTTGCTTGGATATAATTGGACAACCTATAACACGGAAATGCAGCTTGGCTTGGAGAAGCTGAAGAGTGTCAAATGTTTCAAAAACGGTCGTGTGGACATTCGCTTTACCAGTGAGGCATTCGCCCGTGAGTTTGCAGAAACATTTCTTGGGAACGAACTTTGATGGAGGTATATTATGACGAAACAAGAACGGCTTATCGTATCGGCCTATACTGGCGTATTGATGTGTGACTTTTCGGAGTTTCAGATTTATGTGGAACAGCTTTTACAGAGACCGGTTTTCACACATGAACTTGCAATGGACGATGTATGGAAGGAGATTAAGGAAAAATCCAAACCGGCGTTTATGGCGCTATGTCAGGACGATTAGGAGGCATATATGGAAAAGTGCATTACAAGCTGTGAGAAGAACGAGGCTCTTTGCTGTTCGGATGATTGTTTTCTTCGTGTTGCAGAGGGTAGCCGTCTGCGAGATTTTCGGAGAGGTTCTTCGTTCCGTTGTACATTTGGCGGATCGTGAGATTGAGAGCTGCAATACATTTTTTGATGTGTTCGTGATTCGCCTTAAAAAGAAGTAGGCAAATCAATATATCAGTGGGTAGTTATAGTGTATTGGAGGTGTAGCATGAAATACAAATATTTAGGTCAGTCGATTCCGCAAGATAGTCGCCGCGAATTAAATAATAAGATTCTTTATCTTGTGGATAACGATTTGGCTGAGTCTTCTGGTATCACCTGCGAGGATATCTATAACGCTTACACTGGTGATGGTGGATTGCATGGTTTGCGCTATTCTGATTACAGCAGTTATTCCGAATACTCCAGCGCAAAGAAAGAAATTGAAAATGGGCAATTTTTCACACCGGATAGCGTGTGCAAATTTATCATGGATTGTCTCTCGTTGGGCAATCAGGATGTTTTTGCAGATCTGACATGTGGAATGGGCAATTTTTTCAATTATGCACCGATGGAAGCAAACGCTTATGGTTGCGAATTGGATGCGAAAGCTTATAAGGTTGCGCATTATCTATATCCAAAAGCAAATTTGACCTGTGGAGATATTCGCAGTTATGAGCCTGGTATCAAGCTGGACTATGTTGTTGGAAATCCACCTTTCAATCTTCGTTGGTGGGTGGATGGCGCACAGATTCTTTCTCAGCTTTACTATTGCCAGAAAGCTGCGGCTTTGCTGAAACCTATGGGCATTATGGCGCTCGTTGTCCCGAAGTCATTTCTGGCGGATGACTTTAGTGACAGCGGATTGATTAAGGAGATGGAAAAGCATTTCAGTTTTCTTGGTCAGTTTATGCTTCGTGCAGATACTTTCGCATCAATGGGTGTTGCCGATTACGAAACAAAGGTGCAGTTTTGGCAGCGTAATAGTGATATGGATGGATGGACGCAGAAGCCGTATTCCACAAAGATGACTTTGCAAGTGGATAGCATGAACGCAGCTATGGTCAGAAAGGTTCGCAAACAGATCGTAGCAGATGCTCAGGCAGTATTCGTAAAAAATCGCTCTCACATTTTACTGGAACTCGCAAGAGATCACGATTCATCTGCTGAGTTTTTGTACAAGGTGAAAAAATACCTATACACAATTAAAACGCATCCAAATCTAAAAGAAAAATACACGAAATGCTGTGAATATCTTAACCGTTACTATACGGAGAAGCAGCCAGAAAGTATGTCTTATGATGAGTGGTGTCGTGTTCGTCTAACAGAAGCAAAAGTGCTGGCCTATTTGCGGAATGTCGTAAAGCATCAGCACCCCGCTCGGTATGAGGACAAGATTTGCCTTGTGAAACGAGACTATGATCTTGTGTATAAGGCATATAGCCCTAAAATGGCGCGTCAATTATCGGATGAGATGAAAAAGCCTACTCCGATTTATGATATTGCTATCAGTGAAGAAGATACTGAGCAGTATGGGCGTTATGCTCGGCTTATGCGCCGCAAGCAGCATGAATACAGTGTTGAACAGCAAAAGTTTTCTGAAATGATTGAGGATGCCGACATTAAGTCGTGGTTGGATGGTTTTGTTCTGCATGATGAAGAAAATGAGGAAGATATTATGCTGAACGATTTGCAAAAGCACGACATCAATCTTGTACTGCAAAAGCGGTATGCTCTTTTGCAGTGGGAACAGGGTTGCGGCAAGACACTTGCCGGCATTGCCATTGGTCAGTACCGAACGGAGCGACAAAATGCGTTTTGCACATTTGTTGTCTCTTCCGCAATCTCAATCAAGAACACATGGGATGTCATGCTCCCTAATTTTGGAATCAGCTATATCATGGTGAACAAGCTTGCTGATCTTGATAAGGTACAGCGTGGAGATTTTGTCCTCATCACACTGAACAAGCTTGGCAAATATCGTAAACAAGTAAAGCGCTGGGTAAGGATTCATAATCAAAATATTGCACTCTGCTTTGATGAGAGCGACGAGATGACGAATCCATCCAGTTTGCGCACGAAGTCTGTGCTGGATTGTTTTCGTCGCTGCCGTTTCAAGCTGGAGATGACTGGTACAAGTACGCGGAATAATATCAGTGAGTTTGCGCCGCAGTTGGAATTGGCCTACAACAATTCGTTCAACATGATTTCTTGGTGCGATACGATTTATCATTATGACCGAGCCAGTAAGAAAGACGGTGTTGAAGAAGGGCTTCATGTGTACGGGAATCCGTATTATGGACAGCCTATCCCCGCATATCACAAGGGGTATAACCTTTTTGCGGATTCTCACCTTCCGGAGAAGATTACGGTCTTTGGTGTTGGACAGAGAACGCAAGATATTTATAATGCGGACGAATTGGATAACATTCTTTCCAGATTTGTGATTACACGGACGCTGGAAGAAATCTCTGGCAGAGATATCAAGCGTATTCATCAAGTTCCTGTTCGTTTTACGGAAAGCGAACGTGCAGTTTACACCAAAGCGATTGAAGAATTTCATGTTATGCGTGGCAATTATTTCGCTTCGACCGGAAATTCTCGTAAGGATTCCATGATGCGGCTTATTCAGCAAATTACGCTATTGCTTAGAATCAGTGCAGCCCCTAATACAATTCGTGAGTACGACGGCGGTTTGCCGACGAAAATTGCAAAGGTGATTGAGATGCTGCAGAGCATGAGCGGAGAAATCGTGGCTATCGGTGTACGGCACAAGGTTGTTGTTGATGCCTATGCAAAGGCAATTCGAGAGATTATGCCAGACAGACCTTTGTTTGTTGTTACTGGATCTACAACCACGCTTGCAAAGCGTAGAGCGTTGCGCAAGACATTAAAAGAAAGCAAGAATGGAATCCTACTTTGTACACAGCAAAGCTTGCCGAGTTCTGTAAGCTTTGAATATGTGGATAAGGTAATAATTCCTGAGCTGCACTACAACAATTCTCGGATGAGCCAGTTTTATATGCGCTTTATTCGTTTTACTTCTGAGCGGATGAAGGATATTTATTTCGTTACCTATCTTGGCAGTATTGAGTCAAACCAAATGCAAATGGTACTCGCAAAGGAAAAGATCAATATGTTCATGCGTGGAAAAGATACCGACTTGGATGAAATCTATAATCGGTTCGGTGTGGACTACAACCTCCTGTCTGCTCTGATGTCGCGCGAGATGGATGAGAACGGGAAGTTCCATATTCGGTGGGGCGAACAAGAAATTGCATGATGCGGTAAGCAAGCACAATATCTTGTGGGTAGATATATTGGAGGACACAAAAAGTCTTTTATCTTAGTAAAGGAATTAGCAAATCAATATTGGAGGTGTCGTATGGGCTACTCTTTCATCCATCGCGGAGGACATATTGAGGTTGTTGACGCTATGGGACGGTTCGTTTTGTCGGCAGATACAATAGCTGAGGCGCATAAGGAATTGGCAAAAGAGCTGGAAGCATCAAGAAAGATCGAATAAAAAAAGCCTCCCCATTTGGGGAGGCGGAAAGAGAACATATATGGAAGAGACTTTCGTAAGAATGTGTAAAGTAAATGGTGTAACTCAGCGGATGAGGGATATCTGGACGGTTTCTGTGAGAGATGGAAAATATGTGATATCAGCTAACGGACAACCGATTTGTCATGGCGCTGTTCAACTCGGACAGACATGCGAAGCTATTCTCCGTGAGTGCTGCGGTGGAGTCTTCAGCATGGTTAGTTAGCAATTCTCTTCTGGAGATATACACGGCGCATGTCGTTTTCCCAGGCGGTTTTTCGGTGATATCTTGTCCATTTCACATATTCAGACCAGCGGTGTTCAGATGCTTCTTTGGATAGGCCAAATACACGCTTGATATCTGACGGAGATTCAATGCCAAGTGTTTCATATAGCGGCATAGGGCAAAGTAATGTGGCTGCAAATTGATCTGCTTCAGCCTCAAATTCCGGAGCGGTTAGATTATTAAAGCCGTTTTCTGCGAGCATTGGCTCTGCAACGAGTGGGAGGTGTTTTAGTATGACATGCCCAAGCTCATGTGCTTTTGTCCATAATCTTCTTCCATCGACATTGTTATCAGCACAATCTTCATTCCACAGGATGAGATAACGGTCATTCGCAATGTCATAGTGCGTACATCCAGACTTGCTTTCACACAGAATGATTACATCCCGAACGGTACACTGGTTGATTGAAGCAAATTCCTGATAGGTCAGCGCTCTACAGTTTGGTAACTGTGCAAGGATATCATAGGTGCAAATCGGGAATGAAATGCTGTCCATCCCCCTATACACTTGCAATACTTGATTGTATATGTAAGGATATCTAATCACGGATATATACCTCCAGTGGGATGTAGTATATCATATTCGGTGTCCAATAAAGCGGACTAATTCTCGTCCTTAAAGGCATATTCAAAGCCCAGACGGATCATCTTCATCATTTTTTCACGATCTTGCGCTGACATTTTTGATTTTGCTCGCTGCAAGGATACAAAATCATCGTCTGATAGCAGTTCTTCCGCAGATGACGGAATGTCTGATAGCCCAATTAAGTAATCAGACGAAACGCCAAAGTATTTTGCGATGATCTTAACTTTATCAATAGATGGTGAAGTGTTTGTTTTCCATTTGCGGATTAAGGATGTCCCGATTCCGAGATCTTCTTCCAATTTTGCCATAGTGATCCCGCGCTCAGCGCAAAGCTCCTTTATTCTAAGATACAAAATTGATTCCATATGGTTGTCCTCCAATGCAGATAATATTTTCACGCTTTTCTATTGACAGCGATAAGATATTCTGCTATACTGCGTAGTGTCGATAAGATATTATCGCTATGGTTGAAATTATAGACCATATTTTCACGGTTGTCAACATGATAATCAATATTGGAGGGTGTATATCAGGATGAATGTATTAAACGGTTCAGAGCAGTATAAGATGAGAGCAGAGGATTTTGGTATGGAAAGCGCACAGCCCGATAAGATTGTTCTTCCGTACTTTGGGGTATTATGGGGAGATTTTCTTTTGGACATCATGAACGCCGTATGTCGAAGAATGGCATTCCCTCATGACGCATTATATGAGCAGATTGTAAAACAAGTTTCTGCTGGGTTCTCTTTTAATGTTCAGCCGGCGCAAATTCGCATCATTGCTTATGTTGATGTATTCCCGTTTGATGGAACGACATTTCGTGATCGTGTTTTTGTTCAGGCCAGCAATGATGAGATTGCTGCTGTATTGGACAGGTTTTTTCAATGTGGTTGTTGTGGATTAGACGATGACTATTCTACATATTATCACGAGAAATATATGGCGTGGCGCGAAGCAAAAAAAATAAAACTTATTTAGCAATTTCCTATTGACAAACGGCTTCCGCTGCGCTATACTATCACTTGTAAGGAACAAGTTAAACAACTTATAATTTGAATAGGAGGGTGGCGCGTGGATAACAGTAGTTACCGTAGCCAGTATATTGCCTCTGATACTGCAAAAGTGTCTGAACGATCCGCAAATGCGGTAAGTGCATTTTGGAGGCGTGTCGCAAAGGCAGAGGGTGAAATCGGAAAGAATCTGGAAGACGGGTATTCAAAAGCAGAGTACATCGAACTGATCTCAAAGTTGAATATCACAAGCCCCAATGTACTGCTTCCTACAAAAAGCCGAATCGGAAAGTATTTGAAGTGGCTACAAGAAAAGGGCGTTCTTGAAAAAGAGTATGTCGATAACCTTTATGCCGTTCGATACAATGTAATTAACGCAAATCATGTTTACGACAGCAAGTATTTTAAGGATTTTGAGTCATTGCAATCTGCAATTGAATCTACCTTGTGGGCTGCTGAGAAAGTTGATGATAGCGTTTTTGCTCTTCAAATCTCCGCCATTTACTTTGCGTGGCTTGGTTTACGCCTCGAAGATGCACTTCAAGTCAAGAAAGATGATATTAAAGACGATTGTGTAAAATTCAGAGATCGAACAATCGTTCCGAATAGCACGATTATGGCGTATCTTTGCGATTATCGTGACGCGGTTGATTACGAATCTCAGGCAAAGGGTGTCATTCGTTTGAAGTATACAACGTCCGAATGGCTGTTCCGCACTGCCCGCTCGACACATGTAGATGTGCCTAAAGTAATGAGAATCTTCATTCGCAATTTCGGTCTGGCTGGCAATGAAGAGGCAAACATCTTTAATTACGATAAGGTGTATTGGTCTGGCATATTCAGCCGTGCGCATGAGTATGAACAGGAAAACGGTGGAATTGAGGCTGGTAACATCCCGCTTCTTGAAGAGCTGTTTAATGAAAAATATCCATCTGTTTCTGTAGCGCACAAGCGTTTGCACGAATATCAAGGTTTCAAGCAGCATTTCTTTTCTGATAGCACCTCCAACGAGGAAGCTTAAAAGGCGAAAAGCCTTTTAGGTTTTACATAGGAATTAGCTAAACAAGATATGTCCGAATAGTTTCCGGTGAAACGCAGTTGAGAGCAGGTTCAACTCCTGAGCGGATACAAAGCTAATCTTATGAACGAGAGAGGGGTGATGCGATTGGTTGGGTGTCAGTATTGCAAGAAAGCTCGTGCTTTCTGGGCTTACGATAGCCACGGAAGTCCTCACGGAAGCTATCAGAACGCGCATATTGAGGTTGGAACGAATATCTTCCATGATACCGCTGGGAGGCAAATGCGTATTCGTTACTGTCCTATGTGCGGAAGATCTCTGCTGGATACCTCAGATGCGGGGGGGGGTAACACAAGTGTTGTTTCCATTTTTGCAGCCCCGAAATCGTCTCGCCGTATCCTAACTTAAATTAAGGAGTGTATGAAATGGCTAACAAGCGAAACGACAGCGGTTACTTCTGGGTTGATAAGGTTTTGACCTGTAACGGCTGTAAGTTCCTCAACTTTTACAAGTGCGGTTGCCGACGCAACCAAGAGCCTGGAAAGGTTCGTCCGCTTTCGTCCTATACCAATGGCGATGATTATGTCGCGGTTCTCAAGCCTACGGACTGCGATTATCAGAAAGAGCAGAAGCCGCAGGTCAAGGATGATAAGGAGAACGAGTAATGCCCATATTTGTTCTTCTCGTGTTTGTGGGTGCAGCTCTTTTGTGGCTGCTACTATCCTTTGGGTTTATCCCTATCGGTAAGTTATCCAACAGACTTCTGAAAGACGCTTCCGATGCAATGTCAAAGGATGAAAAAGATGAAAAAATTGAAGATAAGGAAGAAAAATAACCTATGAGAAAGAATGGTTTTGTTGGTGCTATTGTTTTGGCGATCATCATTTTTGGCGGCGTGATTCTCGGTTTTAGTTGCACATCGCGTGTCCCTACTGGTTATGTTGGAGTCGTTTATAATATGAACGGCGGCGTTGATGGTGAGGTTCTGAGTCAGGGCTGGCATCTTGTAGCGCCTACAAAGAAAGTAACCACCTATTCTATCGGTTTGGAGCAGTCCTACCTTACAAGCGAAGAAAAGGGCGATTCTCCGAACGATGAGAGCTTTTCCATTCCGACGTCCGATGGCAAGACTGTCCGTGTAAATCTTGAGTTCTCTTACAGATTTGACGAAGAGCGTGTTGCTGAAACATTTACGACTTTCAAGGGCAAGTCTGGAGAGCAGATTAAAGATACATTTATCAAGCCTAAGATTATTGCTTGGACGTAGGAAGTCTCCGCCAATTACCCCGTCACAGATATCTTCGGTGACAAGCGCACGGAGATCAACGCCGAGTTGGACACCTATTTGCGCGATAAGTTCGATAAGTACGGCATCATCATCGACACAGTAAACTTCACCGATATCAGTGTAGATGATGAAACTGCCGCCGCGATTCAGAAGAAGGTTACTGCGCAGCAGGAACTTGAACTGGCTAATATCGAGGCTCAGACTGCCAAGGTTCAGGCCGAAAAGGATCGTCAGGTTGCTGAGATCAATGCCGAGAAGCAGATCATTGATGCAAATGCAAAGGCTGAGGTAACGCGCATTGAAGCAGAGGCGGAAGCTCAGGCAAACCGTGAGATTGCTGCATCTCTCACCCCGAATCTGATTGAGAAGATCAAGTACGAGCGCTGGGACGGTGAGCTTCCTACTGTATCTGGCTCTGGAGCAATCGTCAGTATTGACGGAGTTGACTGATCGGAGGATATGAATGAAAAATAAGGTTCGTGATATCCTTGCGGATAAGAAAGTGAAGCTACAAGAATTGACTGCACAAGCAGAAGCGGCGGTTGATCTTGTAACGAGAACAATTTCTGGTTTGGAGCTTGTCAACCAAGAAATTGATGATACGGTTGCAGAAATTGACAAGTATTCTGCTGAGCTTGCGTGTACGCGACAGGCGCTCAGCAAGAATCGTACACACAATACTGCACTTATTGCAAATTTTGCAAAACTTCTGGAAGTTCCGGAAACAGAAAGTCAGCCAGTAGCCTAATAGCTACTTGTAACGACGCGAACAGCAATTTTCTTACATATATTTTGGTTATATCGTACGTGCGTCGTGTGAAATAAAACTTGGAGGAATAACATCGTGAAGCTGAAGTTCAATGTTGGTGATCGTGTTTTTGATAAGAAGTACGGTCATGGTGTGGTTCAGAGAGTTGATGCTGGAAACAGCGAGTTCCCGTATCTTATCTTCTATGAAGATGGTACGAAGATCTGGTATAAGGCAAAGGGTGTAACTCTTGCCCCTGCGGAACAGCAGGATTAAGTAAGTTAAAAAGACGCAAACAGCAATCTAATAAAATCAAATAAAATCAAACTTGAAATTTGACAGATAAGCGTCTTGTGGTGTGATATGGAGTAGTAATCCTAATTGGTAAGGAAGTAGTTTGCTAAACTACCAGTAATCGGGAACGATGTGCAGGTTCGAGTCCTGTCTACTCCGCCAACAAAAGCAAGTAGACAAAGAGAAAGTCTGTTCGCAATCAAAGCCGGCAATCATTGATTATTTTGTCCGCTTTTTTCACGGTAACTGCATGGCAGGAGTGCGAATACAAAACAGATTGGGTTCTGTTGTATGGGAGTGTGGCCTATACCTTGCTTGATATATGCTGATGTGATGGAACTGGCATACATGAGGGACTTAAAATCCCCCGCCGATTGTGGATTATGGGTTCGACTCCCATCATCAGCACCAGCCGTTGTGATGATCGGCTTTCATCTCCTTCTTTGTGTGACGGTGGGACAGACCACTACTGCCGTGTAAGTGCGGCATAAATGAGAGCGTCTGGATGGCAGCTTTAAGGTGTATTGAACGGCGGACACCTACAGCAATGTTCTTTAAGAAAACTGGGATTTTTCTGCTTGCGGGTTCGATTCCCGTAGCTCTCAAAAGCCGTTAAATAGTCTTCTCGAATTGGTGAGCAATTCACAATTTCTCTGGGAAGATGTAATAAGAAATGCAGAGGTAGCTCAGTCGGTAGAGCATCAGACAAAAAATGTGCTAAGCATTAGCACTAACAGCAATGTTGAAGGAATCCGAGTGTCGGAGGTTCGAGTCCTCCCCTCTGCGTCTATATTCGTGCGTAACATTTACGAAAGTACACCGTGGATGCGATTGGCATATGTCAGTTCGATTCTGACCGCACGAGCCTATGCGGTGTCTCACTGAAATAAATGTGGTGTGGGTGAGTAAAATCAGGGCTGTTGAAGAACTTGTACCGTAGCGCTGCGGTGCATGGAACGTCTGGCAGAAGCAGTTTTACAATATAGAGCTGTTCGAGTCAGCTCCACCGCCCCAAATGCCAGGGTAGCTCAACTGGTAGAGCGCGTAATAATGCGACTTGTTAAGCCGCTTACAGCAAATTTCTTTTGGTCTGTTAAACCCGTGGTTGCAGGTTCGATTCCTGCCCCTGGCTCAACGTGAATGACTGCTTAAACCATTCTAAACCGACACGACAAAAGGGTAGAAATGGTGACAGCTCGGAGAGACGGGCATCTATATACGGCAGTGGTGAAGCGGTAACACAGCAGCCATACAAATGCGAAAAGCGGATTTTCGCTAACAGCTATTTTACAATCCAAGCTGCCAATCGTAGGTTCGATTCCTACCTGCCGTTCCACGGGTATAGAGTTGACTTTTCCGTTCAAACAGCCCCTTATAAAGTTGGTAGTAACGGTATGAGACGCACACAGCAATTTGTAAGTAAAGTATTTAGCCTGATAAGCGGATTTTTTTTGCGTCTCGCCCCTCCTTTAAGACACAGACAGCATCGAATGTGAAATGGTGTCTTGAAGGCTATTTCAAACAAAAAGAAATTAGTTAAACAATTCAAGGAGGAAGAAAGTATGAATGGTTTTATGTCTGCTATGAAAAGCACTTTGAACGATGAGTTCAATGTTTCTGTTACCGAAAACGGTGCTGTTGGCTATCGTACTACCGGCAAGGAACTATTGGATCTCAACTTTGCCGTTGCATCTCTTCGTAAGGCATCTCCGAGCGATATTGCAAACCGCTTCGTCAGAGCGTTTTTCGAGGATAAGATTACGGCAATGAAATGGCTGTTCTTTGCGCGTGATGTTCGTGGTGGTCTTGGCGAGCGTCGTTTGTTCCGCATCGTGTTTCAGCGTATGGCGGAGGAAAATCCGGAATACATCATTCCGCTGATTTCCCTTGTGCCTGAGTATGGACGCTATGACGATTTGTGGTGTTTGCTCGATACAAAGCTTGCACCTAATGTGCTGAACATCATTGCGCAGCAGCTCCGCGAGGACATTCAGAATTTGAGCGATGGCAATAGTATTTCTCTTCTCGCAAAGTGGCTTCCGTCTGCGAATGCTCATTCCGCTGACGCAAAGCGTTATGCTAAGCAGATCTACAAGTTTATGGGCATTTCTGAGCGCGACTACCGTAAGGTGCTGTCCAAGCTGCGTTCTAAGCTGGATATCGTGGAGAAGAAAATGTCCGAAAAGCGTTGGGATGAGATTGCGTATGAAGCTGTCCCGTCTCGTGCAAATCTGATTTACAACTCCGCATTCCTTCGTAACGACGAAGATCGCCGCCGCGATTTCCTGTCCCGTTTGGAAAAGGGCGAAACGAAAATCAATGCGTCTACGCTTTTCCCGCATGACATTGTTGCAAAGTATAGCGATGGCTGGCGTGGCCTGAAGCCTACGGATAAAACACTGGAAGCTCTTTGGAACGCACTTCCCGATACCGTAAACGGATGCGGCAATACCATCGTCGTTGCGGATGGCAGCGGCAGTATGACCGTGAATGTCGGTGGCAGCAATGTTACCGCACTGGCTGTTGCAAATGCACTTGCGATTTATTTCGCAGAGCGTTCCTCTGGTCAGTTCAAGGACAATTACATTACATTTTCTGAGCATCCTCAGCTCGTCGATTTGAGTAAGGGCAAGAATCTCCGCGAGAAGATTCAGATTGCGCTTAAACACAGCGAGGTAGCAAACACAAATATCGAAGCGGTGTTTGACCTTATCTTGACTACGGCAAAGAAAAACAACATGGGACAGAGCGATCTTCCTGCAAATATCCTTATTATCTCCGATATGGAGTTTGACTACTGCGCAACATCGAATGGTGGAAGCAGATATAATCGTGGTCGCGTTGATTCTCGTCTGTTTGACAAGATTGCAAAGCGCTATGAGGATGCTGGGTATAAACTGCCAAGGCTCGTGTTCTGGAACGTGAATAGCCGCACGAATACCATCCCTATTAAGGAAAACGAGATGGGAGTTGCGCTTGTAAGCGGTTTTAGTCCGAACATCGCAAAGATGGTGATGAGTGGTCAAACTGATCCGTATGAGTGTCTGCTTGAAACGCTGAACTCTGATCGCTATAAGCCTATCGGTGACGCTCTGGAAAATCAGTAAAACTCCAACCCAAAAGTAAGCAAACCACGAAATAAGTGGGTAGTTAAAGTAGGGCGGCGGGTGTCCGCCGCCCTATCATTATATCCGGAGGTTCGTTTATGGACTTGGTTACAAAATATATTATGACGCATTCTGATGGTCGCCGTCATCCTATTTGCGGCTCTGCTATTGCTGCTGCATTTTGTGTGTCGAGCGTTGAAGTGAGACGGCTTGTAAACGCCGCCCGTACAAATGGTGATCCGATTTGTTCCAGTGGGCGTGGATACTACATTGCAAAGGACAAAGATGAAATCCAGAAAACAATCGAGTCTCTACAAGGTCGCATCGCTGGCATGAGTAATGCTGTGTCCGGACTGCAGCAGTATATGGAAGGAGCATTCTGATGCCAGATGTTGTTATGACGAATCATAGTGTGAAGCGAACAAAAGAAAGAATTGGACTAAGCAAGAAAATCGCAGATAAGAACGCGCAGAGAGCGCTTGAATACGGTGTTACGCACTCTGAGGCAAAAGGTGGCTTATGTCGATATCTTGATAAACTGTATCTGTCGAATGGTAATGCAAATAATGTTCGCGTTTATCACAGATATGTATATCTCTTTCGTGGGAACACGCTTTTGACAATCATTCCATTACCAAACAAATTCTATGCTCTGGCGGACAAACTTCAAAAGCAGAAAGGCGAAATAGAATGAGAATTGTAAAAACACATACTGGAAAAATTTATGTTGATAAGGATAAGAAACTGGAATTTTTAACGGTTGGCGACTATGGCAAGGAAAACAATATTAAAGCAAGTTTTCTTGGTTTGAACAAAGAAATCAACGGTGTTCAACATCATACGGTTGACCTGGCGGATAAGTGGGTTGCTACTATCAGCACTCAGAAAGGTTGTCCGATGAATTGCCAGTTTTGTGATTGCCCGAAGTATGGATTTCACGGAAATGTATCTCGTGAGGAACTGGCTTATGAAATTGAGACAATTCTTGCAAACGAACGAGTAACACATACTAATCGTTTCAATGTTCACTTTGCTCGCATGGGTGAGCCTACATTCAACGATGCCGTTCTTCCGTTTGCTGAATTTGATTTGAAGCCGCTGGTTAAGCGGTTCATTACGGCAGATACAATTCATCCTGTTGTTTCAACTATGCTTCCGAAAGCAAATGCCAATTTGAAGTCATTTATCATGGAATGGTGTCGCATTAAGAACAGTGTGTACAGTGGAGAAGCTGGTCTGCAATTTAGCATCAATTCGACGAATCAGGCGCAGCGTAATGAACAGTTTAACGGAAAGAGCTTATCCTTATCAGAAATTTCAAGTCTCGCATCTAAGCTTCCTACGACGGTCGGTAGAAAATACACATTGAATTTTGCGGTAACGGCTGACACGATTTTGGATGCGGTGGAGCTTGGGAAGCTGTTCGATAAGGAAAAGTTTATCGTAAAAATTACGCCGATTCACCAGACAAATGCAGCCATTAAGAATGGATTTGATGTGACCACGGAATATACTGACTACGATGTTTACCGCAAGTTTGAAGATCCACTTGTTGCTGCTGGATGGGATGTCATTGTGTTCGTACCGAGCGAGGAAGAAGATAGCGACCGTATTACTTGCGGGAATGCTTTAATTTCAGATAAGTGAGGTGCAGGATGTACAAGCACTACGAAAACATTACAAGAGAAGTTTTGGATACAATAAAGGTTGGAGATTTGGTCAGAGTAAACGATTGGACGAGTCCAATGCTTGTGAAAGCGGTATCTAAGAATTTCTTTGTGATGACTTGTAAGAAAGGCGAAGATACATATTACTCTGTGTGTTCAAAACTGCCGTGGGACGGTATTCGTCACAATGCTATGGTTGGCGGCATGTTCCATTGTGGATGTGATGATTGGATTTTCGGGACGCCGCTTGGAATTAGAGACGAAAACATCTACCAGTTTAATGATCCGGAGTTAAATAGGTTGTATCTACAAGAGTTTGAGGATGGTAAAACGCACATTTCTGAACGAAATGGAGCTGCTATCTATGATTTGTATGTAGAGCGCTGTGATGACTAAGGAGGTTATGCAAGATGGTTGTAAGTCTACGCGAAATAGTGATGTCGCATGAAAAGATTTATTCGCTGCTCTATTCTCCGTGTAGAATCGAGAGTGACCCGATTGAAAAGCAGATTGTAGAAATTAGTACGAAGTCTCTGCGTTGGTCGGATGATGGGACGATGTTTGTCTATGTCTGGGGTTGGCCTGGGCCGGACTTTAACAGATATTCTGCAAAGACATACGGAAAAGGCTGGGCATTTACAAAACAGGAAATCATTGATGCCTGGGAGAGCGAGAATAGGAAGTAGCAAATCAATCCTATGTACAGTTCATTTCTTAAAATAATTCACTGAAAAACACAGAGTTTTTCGTTGCAAGCAAGCGCAACTAATGATTGGAGTGTAATTTGCCATGCCCCTTAAAACACCTGAATCACAGCGACGAATGGCTGAAATGCAGCACATGAGAGACTGTGGATTTACTTTGCAGCAAATCGGAGATCAATATGGAATAAGCCGAGAGCGAGTTCGTCAGATTGTAAATAACATTCACAAGAAAAAGCGTACTTGTGGTGTGAAAAATATCTGCTATCCAAATTTCAAAAAATGGGCGCTTGATAATGGGTATTCCACTTTAACAAAGCTTGCTAATGATATGGATATGTGTTCATCTCTTGTTAGAAGTCTTCTGATCAAGGGTGAACCCCCTACAAAGCGCTCCATTAGGAAGATAACTGAATTCACTGGAATGTCTGCGGATGAAGTATTTTATCTACCGGATGTTGCAGCGTAAAGATTGGTAAGCAAATTGTTATTACGATGGGTAGTTATAACGAAAGGGGTGTGGTTGCATGAATGGTCTTGGTGAGGCTGTGATGATAACATGGGCTGAATATGGTCTAAAAATCGAAAATACGAGTGAAACAGCAGAATCACTTGTGATTTATGTTTCTGTCCCAGAGCATAGTTACAAAAGAAATGCCAGAGGCTCTGAAATGGCTGCTATGGATCTTGCAAAACGATTTAAGACCGTAATGACGGAGATGGGCGTTAAGCGTTTGACCGTTAAAGCCCGCGTTCGTGCTGGTGAATACTGGACGAAAGAAATGGCTGATAGCGCCAATATCGAGATGCGAAAAAACATCTTTGGAAGTCAATATTAAGGAGGGTGTAATAGGTGATTAAGAAGGTTGATCGGAAAAATCGGTTTGTAGCAATGTTTAATCCTACAACTGGCTTCTATGCTCGTAGTGGTGTGATTGATGAGAATGGGCATGACACCGGCGTAGATCCGTTTATGACAGCATTCCCAGAGCTGATTGATGTCGGTGTGATGGGTCATTGTGTCCACGGAGCAAGCGGTCTTTGCTTTAAGTCTGGCGTTCAGTGTTATCAGAACGGACTAAAGACAAAAGAACCAAATATGACGCTTGAAAATTTCAAACGCATTGTTGATGAATGTAGGGGTAAAACATTCCAGCTCGCGCTTGGTGGTCGTGGTGATGTTGACCAGCACGAAAATTTTGCTGAGATTTTGCAGTATTGCAGGGAAAACAATATCGTGCCGAATTTCACTTCTTCAGGGCTTGGCTTTACAGATGAGATTGTAGATCTGTGTAAAAGATACTGTGGTGCAGTAGCAATCTCCTGGTATCGCCAGAAGCATACATACCGTGCGATTCAGATGCTTTTGGATGCTGGCGTAAAAACGAACATTCATTATGTTCTTGGAAACAATTCCATTGAAGAAGCAATTATGCGGCTAAAAAATAATGGTTTTCCTGCTGGCATTAACGCAGTGATTTTCCTTCTTCACAAACCCGTTGGACTCGGCAGCGAAGAGAATGTTTTGCAGATGGATAACCCGCTCGTAAGACAGTTCTTTGAGATTGTGGATATGCAGAAATTCAATTTCAAAATTGGCTTCGATTCATGTTCTATTCCAGCCGTTTTGAATCTGACTCACAATATCGACCACGATAGTATTGATACTTGCGAGGGCGGCAGATGGAGCATGTATATCACAAGCGACATGAAAGCTTTGCCCTGTAGTTTCGATAATCAAGAGCTGCGTTGGGCATTTGATATTAGCAATTCCAGTATCGAAGAAGCTTGGAATAGTCCGCAGTTTGAAAGATTCAGAAGTCATTTCAGAAATTCTTGCCCGAATTGTCAGTGCCAACACGCTTGTATGGGCGGTTGTCCGATTTGTCCGCAAGTAGTTTTGTGCGATAGGGCGGAAAAGGAGCTGTATTAAATGAGAGATCCGAAGCGAATCCGAAAATTCTGCAATGAGCTTGCAGATTTATGGGAGAGCAAATGTCCAGATTTGAGATTTGGTCAAATAATGGCTTATGTTTCAAGTAAATGCGGAGATTCATTTTATACGGAAGATGAAGAGCTGATGAATCAGCTAAAGAAAATATTTGAACGAGGTACAGTATGAAAAATAAAACTACATGGATTATCGTTGGCATTGTTCTTGCCGTTATCCTTTTGATTGTCGGAATTTTTGCCGGTGCAAACAACAAGGCTGTATTTTTGGAAGAGCAGATTAACGGCGCTCAGGCCAATATCAATGTTGCTGAAAAGCGCCGTGTTGCTTTGGTTTATAACCTTGTGGATGCGGTACAGGCATATCAGGATTATGAGGGCAAAACGCTTGAGGCTATCACTGCTGCCAGATCCAGTGTAAGCAATGGTGATATTGATGAAGCAAAGGTGTCTATCAACGCTGTGGCAGAAGCGTATCCGGAGCTGAAAGCAAATGAAAACTATCAGCAGCTTATGAATGAGCTTGCTATGACAGAAAACCAGATCGCACAGTATCGCAATAATTATAATAAGCAGGTTCGAGCATATAACAAGATGATCCGGTCGTTCCCAAACAATGTCATTCTGGGCATTCTTGGATATGAGCGAATTGAAACGACCTATACTGACTATGGTGCGCCGGTCGATGCACCGCAGAATCTCTTTGATAATGGTAATTAAAAAACGAGAACTGCTTTTCAGCATAATTATTGTCTGTGTCCTACTTTGCCTTGGCTTATTTATAAGCGGAAAGATTTCGTATGGAGCGGCGCAAACAGCGGAGAAGTATGCAACCGCAACGATTATTGAGGATCATTCGCAATTCCGGTACGGTATGAATACTGACTTCGGCAATGTGTTGCTGTATGGAGAGCTGAGTACGGATTCACCTGTGACTTTCGATGAGATTGGCAATGGTTATATTTACATTGAGAAAGTTCGTGAGGATTACACAAGACATACCAGAACCGTTACAAAGAAAGACAGCAATGGCAATACATACACAGAAACAGAGGTCTACTACTCATGGGACTATGTTTCCAGTGAACATCTTGCTACGGATACGATTGTGTTTTTGGATGAACCATTTTCATATGGCACAATTACTTTGCCAGTGCGACGTCTGAACTTGGCTGATGCAGGTGTTGAAAAGCAGCGATGGAACTATATCTATAAGAACAGCGATACAAGATACTATTACAATGTAACAGATGTATCTCTTGTCGGGACTGTCTTTGCAACATTGAGTGACGGGACAATAAAGAACGCTTCTTCTTTATACGAAAACGATACTCCAACGGAAGTAATTGAATCCGTACAACAGTCGGAAACGCTTTATTTGATTTTCTTTTGGCTGGCTTGGGTGGTTTTTATGGTCGGCTGTGTTTATGGATTTTTGTATTTAGAAAATCGTTGGCTCGATTGAATATCAGAAAGGCAATGACATGAACCTGTATGCTGTTTTTGCAGATTATAGAAAGAACAATGAGCATAGATATCCGTATTATGTTTGTGCAAATTCTATTCGTGAGGCTCGAACAAAATTTCAAGATAAAATATCTTGGCTTACGATATTAAAGATCGAGCCTGTAACGGATAAAGAGCTGTGTCATAGAATTTTCAGCAATCCATTGGGGTACATTTTCTTTTGATTTGTTTTGGAGGGGCAAAATGATTATTGAAGACAAGCGATATGAGATTGATGAAGTTTTTCATATGATCGGAGAAGAGTATTTATCTCTTGACACGGATAAAGGGAAGAAAAACTCGGATATCGTAGTGGACGGGTTTCGCGTTCATCCGATTTCGCTCCGTTATATGACTTTCTATCAGAAAGGTACTGCATGTGCATATTGCGGAAAAGTCGGAACGCATTTTAAGCTTTGTGGCGATCCAGATTCGCATCGTAGACATTTCAACTTGTTTGCAGATGACGGCTCTCTGATTACGAAGGATCATATTGTTCCTAAAAGCAAAAGCGGAAAAGATTGCGTTTCTAACATGCAGCCGATGTGCAAAGCGTGTAATACAGAGAAAGGTAACTATCATCCTGAAATTAAAGTTGATTACATCGCAGCATTAAATCAGAGAACGGGTAACACTTCCCTTTTTAGAACAATTAACAAAGCGGCATATCATGTTATTTCGGCGCATTTGCGTCCACCCAAGAAAGACAAGGATCTTATCATTAACACCTCGATCAATGCGGTACTTGCAATTCAGAATGCCATCAAAACTGGCTGTTCGTATTGCGGATACACATGGTCGATTGAGCAGCGATAAGGAGCTTGTTAAATAATATCAAGGAGTGAAAATATGAAAGTTAGACGCGATTTTGTAACAAACAGTAGCTCCAGCAGTTTTATTATCGCTTTTGCGGATAAGGCTGATGGTCTACAACAGATTGACGATCTCAGACACAGATACGGCTCTGATTATGTCGATCAGCTCTTGAAGGATTTCTCAAACAGCGAACCGATCTCTCATGACAAAATCAGAGAGCGCTTTGAGGATGAGTTTGAGTGTGAGGCAAGCTACGTTCTCAGTTATGGCAATGATGGTTGGTGGTCTGATGATAAACCGACCTTTAGAAAAAAGTGGGAGGAAGCTCGTCCTGGCGCAACTGGTGCTGACTTCTATAATTCTCCGGAGCGGAAAGCCGCTATCAAAGAGTATGTAGAAAATGCTTTCAAGAAGTTGTTTAACGACATTGGTTCTGCTCCATATCTGGTTGAGCTTGAATATGAAGACCATACGGATATTGGCAGTGCGTTAGAACACGATATTCTTCCAAACTGTGATTTTACGGTACGTGGTTTTAGTCATCATTAAAAGGAGGACACGATTTGAAATTTCGCAAAGATTTTGTGACCAATTCCAGTAGCTCCAGCTATACATGTGATATTTGTGGCGCAACGGAATCTGGCTGGGATATTAGTTTAGAAGAGGCCGGCATGGTTGAATGCGTAAATGGGCATACGATCTGCAATGATGAGCTGCTTGAGATTCCGCGCAAAGAGCTGATTAAAAAGATTCTGGAATCTGGTTACGAGACTGAAAGTGAAGAAGAGCTGAATAGTCAGCACGACGATGATTCACTTCTCGATATCTTCTGGGATCAGGCAGACAATCGTTATGCTGCTCCGGAAGAGTTTTGTCCGATTTGCCAGTTTATCGAGTATTCGCAGCACGATCTTGGAAAGTATCTTGAAAAAGAGTACAAGGTTTCCCGCAGTGATGTGTTCGCAAAGGTGAAAGCGGTGAATAAGCGCCGCAAGAAGCTATACGACAGCGAATATGTGACAGAGGTATGTAAGCAGTTCGATCTTAATCCTGTCGATATTGTAGCTGGTCTGAAGAAGAGATTCGTTACCTACCGTGCATTCAGCGACTATATTCGGAGGTAATTGAAATGAAAATTAGAGAAGATTTTGTAACGAATAGTAGTAGCTCAAGCTATGTTATCGCCTATAAAGCGTCTCCAAACTTCGATGAAGAGACTATTCAGCGCTATCCGATTCTGAAAGGGTTTACCACTGTTTTAGAAAGCGTTTTGCTTGCCGCAAATGATTATGGTGACACGACAGAGGGCGAGCAGATTAAAACCATTGAGGAACTGGATAAGTATTTTGTTGGATGCTATGGATATGGGGGAGATCAATACGCTTCCACGCATCTTGGATGATGACCATTATCTAAAAGAACATTATGATAAGTGTTCTAAGCTGTTAAACGATGGTTATAACATCGTTTTCAAGCAGGTCGATTATAACGATAGCACTTTTGATTCTATCATTCGCAACCTGGCAAACACAGATGGCATTGTCCAGATTATTGCTGATGAATAATTGGAGGTAAACCATGTACGCAGCATATGTAACTCGTATTAAGAATTTGCGCAAACATTCAAACGCGGATCGACTTCTCTGCGGTGAATGTTTTGGCAATACGGTAATTGTGGGCTTGGATACAAAGCCAGAAGAGCTGGGGGTCTATTTCCCCGTAGATGGCAAGCTTGGCACTGAGTATGCGGTGAAGAACGACCTGCTTCGCCGTAAGGATGAGAACGGTAAGCCTGCTGGTGGTTATCTCGATCCTGAAAAGCGTAATATTAAGGCGTTGAAGCTTCGTGGCGAAAAGAGCGATGGCTTGTTTATGCCATTGTCCAGTTTGAGTGGGTTCACAGATATTGCAAAGCTCCGTGATGGCGATGTAATTACCATTTTGAATGGTGTTACAATTTGTGAGAAGTATATCCCCCATCGTAAGAAGAGTACCATTATGGTTGGGGGGGGTAGGACTCGTAAGCATCACGATCCTGTTGCTCCGCTCTTTGCGGAACATGCTGACACGGAACAGCTCGCATATAACCTCAGCGCATTTCACCCAGGCGATCTTGTTGAGATTACTTTGAAAATGCACGGCACATCTCAGCGAACCGGATATCTACCAATGCTTAAAGGATATAAGAAGACATTGCTTGATAAGCTCCTACATCGCATTGGTTCTCCGATTTATAATTGGGGATATGTAACTGGTACTCGTCGTGTTGTCTTGGATGATTTTGACGGTGGCTTTTATGGTAGCAATGCTTTCCGTGAACAGCATAGCAAGGTTTTTGAAGGTAAGCTTCATAAGGGCGAAACCGTGTACTATGAAGTCGTTGGCTTTACGCAAGACAAGCAGCCTATTATGGCATCTTGCGACAATAAAAAAGTCGGTGATAAGGAATTTGTTAAACAATACGGCGAAAAGACAGTGTTTAGCTATGGCTGCTATCCAGATGGTGTAAAGGAAGTAACAAATCCGAAAATTACACACGCAACAGTAATGATTGGCGATACCTCTTTTACAGCAAATGAGATCACGGAATATGAATTTGCTCCGCAGTCTGATTTCTATGTGTATCGAATGACAATGACAAATGAGGATGGCGATGTTGTCGAATACACACCGGACTTTATGCGTTATCGTTGTGAGCAGATGGGCGTTAAGTGCGTTCCGCTATTCGCTCGATTCATCATTCCGGATTATATCCAACTCTCTGATGCTGTTGGATCTCCGATGGCTGTCAATGCTGGCGAATATGTCAAGGAGATTGCCGAAAACTTCTATGATGGTGCAGACCCGATTGGTAAGTCGCATGTCCGCGAGGGCGTTGTTTGCCGTATCGTAAACCGCCCAAAGTTTACAGCATATAAGCACAAGAATTTTGCATTCAAGGTGCTTGAGGGAATTGTAAAGGATGTTGCGTCTGCTCCGGACATGGAAGAAGCGCAAGATGATGTAAGCGTTGCATAACGACATTACGCATCTTATCCATCAATGTCGAACGGTGTGCTGGAATATATACGGATTTGGTAGCTCCAGCACACTGCCGACATATTGTCAGAGATTGTATTTTGAAAGAGAGGTGCTGTGATGAGTGACAGAGAAAAGATTATGAAGCGGCTTTCTGAACACCTCGAAGCAGTAAGAGACAAACACCCTGAGTGGGTTGGTATTTTTCTTCAAGGTTCACAAAACTACAACTTAGATTATGAGGGCAGCGATATTGATTCCAAGCTGATCGTCCTCCCTTCGTTTGAAGATTTTGTTTTGAACAAGAGACCGTATAGCTACACACACATCATGGAAAACGATGAACATGTAGATGTTAAGGATATTCGTCTGATGCTCGATTGCTTCAAAAAGCAGAATGTAAATTTTGTTGAGATTCTTTTTACCCCGTACCGTATCTTGAATCCAAAGTACGAAGCTTTGTTTCAGCCGATTCTTGATATTGCAGAGAGAGTCGGTCGATATAACAACTATGCTGCATTGAATTGCATGGTCGGAATGGCGCTCGAAAAGCAGAAGGCATTGTGTCACCCATATCCTGCAACAAAAGACAAGATTGATAAGTACGGTTTCGATAGCAAACAGTATCATCACATCGAGCGTCTTTATGAATTTATGCAGCGTTGGCTTAATGGCGAGCCATATCGTGATTGCCTCGTTTCTAAACAAAGGGAGCGTCTTAGAGAAATCAAGCTTTATATTAACTGCGATCTTACAACGGCGCAGGTCAATTCGGATAGAATCGTATCTGAGATGAAATCAATCAAGGACACTTATATGCAGCAGAATCCCGTTGTAATAGACCGTGGGGTTGATTCGGTTTTCAATAAAGTTCTGCTTGATTTATTTAAGTTCAACTTCCAGTGCGAGCTTGGTAACGACTCGCCTAATAAAAAGGAGTAAGAATATGTCTATCTTTTTTATGATGGTAGGTCTTCCGTACAGCGGAAAATCTGTTTATGCGGAGGGGCTGCGAGAGAAATTCGGCGCAGAAATCCATTCCAGCGATGCAATTAGGGCCGAGATTCTGGGAGATGTACAGGATCAGACAAACAATCAGATTGTTTTTGACACTCTGCACAAGCGTGTAATTTCTGATTTGTCTGCTGGTAAAAATGTAATCTACGACGCGACGAATATCAATTACAAGCGGCGTATTGATCTGCTGAATCGCTTGTCAAATGTAAAGTGTCAGAAGGTCTGTATCGTTATGGCGACACCTTTTCACGAATGTGAAGAGCGTAGCAAGCATCGTGAGCGTGTTGTTCCACACGAGGTTCTTGTGCGTATGTATAAGAATTTCTGGATTCCATACTGGTATGAGGGGTGGGACGCAATTGAGCTTGTTTATCCAGATAATTTTGAGCCGTACAGTGTAAGTGATTTATTTAATCGTGATGGAGGACTGAATAGCTTCGAGCAGGACAATCCGCATCATATTTTCACGGTTGGACATCATTGCATTGCTACATACGGGCTGGTTTCTGATGGAAGTGCAGAGCTTCAGGAGGCTGCTCTTCTTCATGATATCGGTAAGCCTTTCACAAAAAGCTTTGTTAATAGTAAGGGTGAAACAACAGAGATTGCTCATTATTATGAACATCAGCATGTTTCAGCCTATGATAGCTTGTTTTACTCAAATTCGAGTTTGAATCGGCTGTATATCGCAAATATCATCCAGTGGCATATGCGTCCGTTTGAACTTGAACGAGATCCCCATTCTGGCAAAGCGCAGAAGCGGTTCAAAAAGCTTGTTGGCAATAAGCTTTATTCAGATGTGATGAAGCTTCATGCTGCTGATATCGAAGCAAAAGGAACTTGATAAACAATACAAAGTGGGTGTTTGGCATTTACAGTAAAGAAGATTTAGATGTAATGCAGTCATGGGATTTGCAGCGAAAAGTTCAAGTAACTACAACTCGTATCATTGAGTGGTATGAGTATTTCGGCGGAAATGTTTATGTTGCATTTTCTGGCGGTAAAGATAGTACGGTTTTGCTTGATATCGTTCGCCGTATTTATCCAGATGTACCGGCTGTATTTTGTGATACTGGCTTGGAGTTTCCAGAAATTCGAGAATTTGTTAAGCAGCATGATAATGTTGTGATTCTGCGGCCTGAGATGAATTTCAGAAAGGTCATCGAAACATACGGATATCCAGTTGTCTCAAAGAGAGTTGCCGACACCGTAGAATATGGCAGTAAGCCAGGTTCTTATCGGTGGAAAGAGCTTCACGGAGAAATTATCCGTAGTAATGGTACTCCGTCGGAGTTTAATTGCGAAAAGTGGTGCTATCTTCTGGACGCTCCGTTTAAGGTTTCTTCTCGTTGCTGCAATATTATGAAGAAGAAGCCGCTGAAGAAGTATTTCAAAGAAACTGGTCGCGTTCCCATTATTGCAACTATGGCAGACGAGAGCCGATCTCGTTGATCTACATGGATGAGACAGGGTTGTAATGCTTTTAGTAAGAAATCTCCAAGTTCTCAGCCGATGTCTTTCTGGACAGAAAATGATGTTCTTGAGTATTTGCACACCTACAATATTCCCTACGCCTCCGTTTATGGCGAGATCGTACCTTGTGGGGGGGGGTGGACAACGACAGGTGAAAGAAGAACTGGTTGTGTCTTTTGCGCATTTGGCGCTCATCTGGAGAAGTCCCCGAACCGTTTCCAGCGATTAAAGGAAACGCATCCTAAGCTATGGGAATATTGTATGAAGCCTTGGAGCGAACATGGCTTAGGTATGCGAACAGTATTAGAGTACATTGGTATTCCGTGTGAATAGAAAGTGAGTTTTTGTAATGCAACCAATTTTCAAAGAATACGCTCATTTCTTACATGATAATGGGTGTGATATATCTTGGTTTCAAGAAAGAACATATTGGTTGGATCACAACATTGTAAAAGCGTTCACGAGGGGGGCAGCGGTTAGTTTCGCTATATAAGATTGTTGTTTCTGACGATCTTACCGTTGCTCTTACAAAACACAAACAAAATGTTGATGGTCTGCAATTTGAATCTTGGGACGAAACTATCGCGCGTTTCAGACCGCATCTTGAAAGTATTGAGCATGATAGCATCGCTCTTCTTCGACAGTATGGAATTGGGACAGAGCGGAAAATAGTCAATACAAATTCTACTGGCAAAGACAGTATGGTTGTTACGCATCTTGCAAAAAAAAGCAGGATTAAATTTTGAAACATATTTCAATGTTACAACCTTGGATGTTGCTGAAAGTAATTGTATGGCAAAACGGAATGGATTCAAACACATTCTGCCCAATCCGGAGTATGGTGGATTTTATAAGTACATCCAACGCTATGATGGGGGGGCAACCAAATGATACCAAGTAGATTGAATCGCTTCTGCTGTAATTATTTTAAGGAAAGCCCGACAATTGACTATTTTCCTAATGATGAGTCTCTGATTTTCTTATTTGGAATGCGGAATCAAGAGTCAGTTCGTCGGTCTGGTTATAAGGACATCTGGAAAAACGAAAAGTGGGGCGAACGCGACTGGATTGCTCTTCTTCCAATTCGTCAATGGTCTGAGTTTGATGTCTGGCTTTATATTTTGTCGGAAGATATTGAAATCAACGACAAGTATAGATACGGATATGATCGCGTTGGATGTGGTATTGCTTGTCCGAATTATACAAAGTATACATGGGTTCTTGATAAATACTGGTATCCATATTTGTTTAATCGGTGGAGAAATATCTTACGGAACGACTTTATCAACAATAACAAGTGGCTCATTATGAATTGCACCGTCGATGAGTATGTGACAAAAGCATGGACTGGCGGTGTATATCGTGACGAGCCGACAGAAGAGGTTATTTCTGAATTTTCTCAGTATTCTGGGTTGGATATATCAATTGCAAGAAAGTATTTTAATCGCTATTGCGCAAACGGATGTATTAACAAGTGCCGTCAGCCTCTTCGGATAAAAGATAGAAATGCTCTTGCCATGAATATGAAAATGTTTGGAAGAAATATAAATCATTTTTTGTGTAAGAAATGCCTTATGAAAGAATTTGGCTGGAGCAAATCTCAATGGGATGAAAAAGTCAGTGAATTCAAAGCGCAGGGCTGTCAATTATTTTGAAAAGAAATTAGTTAAATAACTCAAAGGAGAATGCAGTATGAAGATGGACAAAGTTGCTGGCAGTGGGAATGACGAATTCTACACGCCAGAGTATGCAATTACACCTATTGCAAAGTATCTTGCACCCCCCCCGCCGTAATTTGGTGTCCGTTTGATACGGAAGACAGTTTATTTGTGAAGCATTTTAGAGCTGCTGGGTATACAGTTTTGGCAACACACATTTGTAATGGTCAGGACTTTTTTACTATGGAGACTCCAAACTGTGACTACATCATTAGCAATCCACCATATTCCCTTAAAGGCGATGTTATTGACCGTCTGTTTGAAATCGGCAAACCGTTTGCAATGCTTGTTGGCGTTGTTGGGTTATTTGAAAGCCAACATCGGTTTAATCTTTTCAAGTCACATGAATTTGAAATTATGTATTTGAACAAGCGCGTCTCATACTTTAAGGATTATGCAGAGCAAAAACCGTCGCTTAATCCTCCGTTTAGTAGCGTCTATGTTTGTAGCAAAATGCTTCCAAGAACCATTGTATTTGAAGAAATCGACAAATAATAGGAGTTTTCAATGAAATATACTACTTCCCTTTTCTGCGAGTTCGATAAGTACGCAGCAGAAAGCTATTGTGCGGTTCATGACACAGCTCCGGAGCTAAATATTGGTGATATTACAAAGGCAGATGAAAAGTCTGTGCCTGATTTTAATACCATGTTTGGTGGATCTCCGTGTCAGGACTTTTCTATCGCAGGGAAACAGGGGGGGGCTGCATGGACATGTAAAAACTGCGGTCATACATATAACCCCCTTGAAGCCCATTACACAGAGCGCGACAAATGCCCGAATTGCGGTTCGACCAAGATTGAGAAAACACGCTCGTCTCTTTTGGTTGAATGGCTGCGCTTTCTTCGTGAGAAAAAGCCTCGTTTTGCTATCTATGAAAATGTCAAGAACATTGTAGGCGCTCGTTTTAGACCGACATTCGATCTGTTTGTTAAAGAACTTGAGGACTACGGTTACAATGTCCACTGGCAAGTATTAAATGCGAAAAATTATGGTATTCCTCAGAATCGAGAGCGTGTCTATTGTGTTATCATTCGTAAAGACTTGGATAACGGAAAGTTCAAATTTCCAGAGCCTATTCCGCTTAAACATACGCTTGCCGATATGTTAGAAACCGATGTCGATGAAAAATACTATCTCAGTGATGAGAAAGTGGCTGCAATGATCACCCCCACCCCTGGGACTTGGTTGCAGAAAACGCACGGAGTCCGATTGAGTAACAAAGGCAATAGGTTTGATGGATATAGCGATATTGCCCTAACCCTTCTTGCGAGAGACTATAAGGGTTTTGGCAATCAGCAAATGACAGGAGTAATGGAAATTGACTGATAAAATTATTCAAGTTGGGAACTGGACGCAAGGTGCAAAACGCGAGAATCCGCAAAGAGGTCGAGTATACGATCCGTCAGGAATTGCACCATCCCTCACCTGTATGGGGGGGGTAATCTTCAGCCGTTTATAATTGTTTGTAACGAACAGGTTGAATTAAAAAGTAGTGCTGATGAAGAGTAGCGTTTTAATTCCCGCAGCAATTCGCGGTCGTTATTCTGACAATGGTAGTATTGTGCAGCGATTAGAGCTTAGACCAGATAAATGCACGAATACGCTTACATCTGTACAGAAGGACAATATTATAGTGGAATGCTGCATTGATATCCGTTTCTCCACTGAACGGAGTGAAGATGTGAAAGATAATAATATGCCAATCAATGTTGGAAATGTAAATCCGTTTGGGCATGGAATGAACGGTACGGTTTACGACGTAGATGGTGTTTCTCCGACATTAACGACGAATAAAGGAGAGGGCGTAAAAATCCGCATTAAATCACCTGCGTCATTACACCAGACAATTATCTATGATGACTACAATAGGAGGATCAAGTCGGATCAGACTTGTATAGGAACAGTTATGCCAAATTTCAAGAATGATGCTCCTGGCAATGGGACTAAGCTGATTGAAGTAAGTCCTGCACCAGAGGATAAAATTACAATGCTTGGCGGCTTGCAAAAGCACCAGACTCCGAGAGACGATGGTATTTGTCCATGCGTAAATAGCGCTGCTGGTATGGGCGGCGGGCAAACGCCTATTGCAATGCGCTCAGGTTTTCGGGTAAGAAAGCTCACGCCGAAAGAGTGTTGGCGTTTGATGGGTTTTGACGATGAGGATTTTGAAAAAGCACGCGATGCTATGAACGAGAATATTTATAACGGTAATGACCGTTCCAGTTCGCAGCTCTACAAGCAGGCCGGCAACAGTATTGTCGTAGATGTCCTTCAGCACATTATGGAGAATCTATATGACGCTATGCCATATCTGTTTGACGATATGTCCGTTGGATCGTTTTTCAGCGGTATTGGCGCTTTTGAAAAAGCTCTATCGCGGCTTGATACAAAACAGAGCGAGGATACCCAGCATGGTTCTTCTGCCGAACTTACACAGATTGGATATATCAACGATTATAATGGAGACGCAAATCGTGTATATGATGGCGCTGCCATTGCCCGTGCCTTGAAAGCCGAGGCGGGGGGGGGGCGGAGCAAAGACCGGATGGTACAGTGTCAATGCTCCGTTAAAGTGATTGGAAGAATAATTCCAGATAGCAAGAAGCTTCACCAAAATCAGGAAGTGTATGATACGGATTCGTGTAGCGGCGGAGGGCTTTCGCCTACGATTAAAGCCACGCACTACAAAGATCCACCCAAAATTGAGGTGCAGTAGTGGAAACAGTCAGAATTAAGCAAGCCACAAAACAGGGGTTTATTGAGTGCGTCGTGGGGGGGGGCTGTCGATCTCTCATACCCTAACTCAAAAACAAGGCGTGGTCGAGTGCAAGAGGGCGGCACGATCTGCCCAACAATTACAGCACAGAATACTGGAATCTGCCTTATTGAAAAAGCAGATTATTCCCGCAAATCCACTTGACAGATAGCGTCAAGCGTGTTATTATATAGAGGAAATAGCTAAACAATATCGGAATGGCATGTAGCCATCCGTTTGGTTCTTTCAAAGGAATTAGCAAAATAATTTATCAAAGGAGTTCAGTTTATGGAAAAGCGAATGGTTTCTTATCCGTATCCGAATCAGAATGTTATTGGTAGCATTTTGGATGATGTATTGCGCTCTGTCAGCGCTGCGAGCGTTCCCGCAAATCGTCCTACTGCTATGACGGCGGTTCACCAGCCGGCGCAGGTCATCTTTAATCCTCCTGCCACGATTGTGTATTGGAGAGATGGCACTAAGACGGTTGTGCGCTGCGACAACGATGAGTTCTCTGAGGAATTCGGTTTTGCGATGGCTTGTATGCGCAAGATCTTCGGTACTCGAAATGCGTTTAAGGCGCAGTTCAAGAACGCATACCGTCCTTATCTGAAGAAGAAAAAGGAAAAGCATACCGATAGCTGTGAGGTCAAGCACCCCGATGCTCCTATCTCTTTGGATAAGATGCTGCGTGATTTTGCTGGAGATGACAGCGTTGGCGTCGCTATTGGATTTAAGCCCAAGGAGTAATCCTTATTTCGTATGCGTGGAGTGCGGCTGTGTGTTTCAAGAGCCAAAGCATTATATCGAAACGCATGGTCTTGACACTCCACCATATGAGCATTTTACAGTTTGTCCTCATTGCGGCGGAGCGTTTGTAGAAGCACATCGTTGTGATTGTTGCGGTGAATTTATTACCGCCGATTATGTTGTGGTTCAGGACGGAAAACGTTATTGCGAAGAGTGCTATTCTGTTCGGAATATTGAGGATGATTTAGCTGCATAAACGGAGGTTTTAATTTGATTAGCGATAAGTTGGGACAATCATTGAAAGAAGAATTTCTTTCGATTTGTAAGAAAGATATTTGTCGAGACGGAATCGAAGAGCTGTTGGGATGGGCAGAAGAAAGTGATTTCTTTTATGCCCCAGCAAGTACAAGATTCCACGGCAATTACAAATATGGCCTGTTAGAGCATTCTTTGAATGTTTACAAAGCCTTAAAGGAACTTGTTAAGCAACACGCCGATATTGAAGTATCCGATGAAACGCTTGCAATTTCCGCACTATTTCACGACATTTGCAAAGCAAACCTATATGTTGTAGGAAGCAAGAATGTTAAAGATGAGCAGACAGGTCAATGGCACAAGGAAGCAATTTATAAGCATGATGACCAGTTCCCTGTCGGTCATGGCGAAAAGTCTGTGATTATTTTACTTCGGCATATGGCTCTCACGGACGATGAAATTTATGCGATTCGCTTCCATATGGGCGGATTTGATTCCGCCGTTAAAGGTGGAGATGGAAGTATCAGCAAAGCCTATGAGCTTTGCCCGCTTGCGGTGTTACTCCATCTTGCAGATATGACCGCAAGTTATCTTATGGAGGATCATAATGCCTGATGAAGCAAATTTGAATCTGGTACAGAAACTTGCAAAAATCCGAGAAATGGTGGAGGTTCTTCGCAAGAATAAATCCGGATTTAACTACAAGTATGTTACGGAAGATGAGATTCTGGCGCGTGTTGCTGCTGGTATGAAGAAATATGGTGTGTCGTTGCAGCCGAGCATTGTTCCTGGCACACTTTCTGTAACGCCTGTCAGTTACACAAAGACGAAGAATACAAAGTCTGGCGATCAGCTCAAAGAGGAAATCAACGAAACTCTTGTTCATGCGGAGCTTACCTTTACCTGGGTGAATTGCGATGATGTGAATGATACCCTCATTGTTCCGTGGGCGTTGGTTGGACAGCAGGGTGATGCAAGCCAAGCTTTTGGCAGCGGTCTGACATATGCAAATCGTTATTTTATGTTGAAATTCTTCCAAATCGCAACACCGGACGATGATCCAGATAATTGGCGAAGCAAGAAAGAAGAGGCAGAACAGGAAGCTGAAATGGCTATTGTTCGTCCAATTATCACAAAGATTGATGATCATGTCAAAGCATATCTGAATGCAAACGAAAATGAAGCCAGTGCGAGAAAGGCGCTTATTGAGGTCGTTAAAAAGTATGTCAAAGATGGCAATAAGCCAACTGCCGACTATATGAACTACCTCACAGATCCTACGGTTGCAGGAGAGCTTCTTGAAGAGCTTCAAAAGCAATTTCCAATTGAGGCAAAGAAAAAGTCAGTAGCAAAGAAAGAAGGTAATGCGTAATGGGATTTCGTGAAGGTGCATTTGCTACGGTTTGGGAAATCACAAATCAGGGAGATAGCTTCTCTAAGGTAAGGGTGTCTACAAGCCGTAAAGATAAGAAGACTGATGAATATGTAACAGACTTTAACGGATTCGTCAGTCTGATTGGTGAGGCAAACAAAAAGTTAGGTCTCATTGAGCGTTCTTTGGATGAAGATGGTCGGTGCAGAATCAGACTTGGCGCTTGCGATGTCTCTAATCGTTATGATAAGGACGCAGGCCGTGAGTTTGTAAACTATACGCTGTTCGATTTTGAGATGCCTGACGGCAGCGGATCTGATGCTGCAGAAGCCCCTAAGGAAAAGAAGACTCCAAAGGGCGGCAAAAAGCAGAAAGCAAAACCGTCTGCTCTGACCGAAGAAGAGTCTGATGAAGACGGGGATCTCCCGTTTTAAGTCGTTTCGATAAATGCGGTGATGCGCTATTCGATATGATTTAATCATCGAAGATATGACTTGGAGTTATTCAAGAGTAGCATCATTTGATGATTGCCCATATAAATGGTTTCTTTCCTATTTGTATCGGGATGAAAACGGGCGTTCCCTAAAAAAGAAAAGCGGATTTTTTGCAGAATTCGGAAGCTATATGCACATGATTTTGCAGATGTACTTGAGTGGGCTACTGGAAAAAGAGCGATTGTCTACTTACTATGTAGCCCACTTTAAGGAAAATGTTTTTTCAAAAGCCCCAAACTCCAAGATCTATATGAACTACTTTCAGCAAGGCTTTCATTATCTTGATGACTTTTCATTTCCGTCAAGAACTATTGTTGGTGTCGAAGAAAAAGTTGATTTTATGTTTGCAGGCAGAACATTTATCGGATTCGTTGATCTCATTAGCGAAAACGGAAAGCTGGTTGTGACAGACCATAAATCAAGGACTTTGAAACCTCGCTCAAAGCGTTCAAAGCCAACAAAACACGATGCGGAATTAGACGAATATCTACGCCAGCTATATGTTTATTCCGCAGCAATCAAAGAAAAATATGGTCGCTATCCAGATACCTTAGAGTTTAATTGTTTCCGCTCTCAAACCATGATTCAAGAACCGTTCGAGTTAAAAAGGCTTTATACGGTTGAAGATTGGGCGAGTAAAACAATAGATTCTATTGCCACCAACGATAAGTGGAACGCAAAACCAGATTATTGGAGGTGTAATTATCTATGTGATGTTTGTGATCATTGCGAATATAAAGGATTGATTTGATAGGGGTGATTCGCGCTGCAAATTGATCGTGATGTAATTCTTGAAGCGAAAGAGAAACTTGGCGATGAAAATGCAAGGATTATCGCTCAGGAATTGGATATTCAAGATTTCGATGAGCAGAATCTACGGTGCTGCTGCCCATTTCACCAAGAGGATCACGCATCGTTCATATACAACCGAAAAACCTTTTCATTCCATTGCTTTGGTGCGTGTGCAAGAAATTACGATATCCTTGATGTATTTATTTACAAGGGTATGACTTATCTCCAAGCCTGCCAAAAGCTGTTTGAACTGGCTGGCATCAGATACAGCTTTGGTGAGCTTGGAGTCCACACCAAGCATCAATACAAGTATCCGAAAGAAGTGCCGATTGGAGATAAGTCGAAAATCTATGGATACTTCAAAAAGCGCTGTATTAGTCCGAGTACATTGGACTATGCAGATGTGCGACAGGATGAAGAAGGAAATATCGTTTGGAACTATTACGACACCAACGATGTTCTAACGATGGTTAAGTATCGCCCCTCTCGCAAGGTGCGTAAAGGCGAAAATAAATGTTGGTGTCAAAAGGGTGCTGATACATGCAATCTGCTGTTCAATATGAACCGTGTAAATGTCAATTCTCCGCTGCTGATCTGCGAAGGAGAACCTGATTGCTTATCTGCTATTGAAGCTGGATTTAGTAATGCCGTTTCTGTTCCGCTTGGAAGCACAAACTTTCACTGGATTGAAGAAAATTGGGATTGGCTGGAGCAGTTTGATAACATCATTATCTGTTCAGACAATGACGAGGCCGGTTATAAGATGCAGAAAGAGGTTGTGTATCGGCTTGGAAGCTGGAGGACACGTGTTGTTGAAGTACCTCAGATTTTTGAAACCGATGACGGTCGAAAATTTCCCGTGAACGATCTGAATGAAGCTCTTTATTATTTTGGTAAAGAGCGAGTGCTTGACTTAATCTTAAATGCTAAGGATAGCCCTGTTCCTGGCGTAATTGATTTCTCTGACATTCAGGATATTGATATCGACCAGATTGACGGTATTCGCACAGGGATTAAGACGCTTGATCGGTATTTGATGAAGATTTTCCTCGGTACATTAAATATCATCACTGGTATTAACGGCGCTGGTAAAAGTTCGTTCATCAATCAGCTCATTATTCAGTCGTTAGAAGAAGAGAAAAATGTATTTTTGTTCTCTGGTGAGCTTCCTAATTTTCAAACTAAGAATTGGCTTAATTCTGTGATTGCAGGTCAACGATATATCGACGAAAAGCATTCAGGAGAGGCCGTTTATTATAAGGTTCGTCCAGAAGCAAAGCGCTCCATTGATAACTTTTATCGTGGTCGGCTGCATATCTACGAAGATGGTCAGCCAAATACAAAAACTGCATTGATGACAACGATTGAAGATGCAGTTCGTAAGTATGGTGTAAAGCTTGTAATTCTGGATAACCTGACCGCAATCAATTTGGAATGCAGCGATGATAACAAATATAACAAACAAAGTGAATTTGTTATGGAGCTTATTGCATTTGCAAAGAAGTTCAATGTTGCTATTGTGCTGGTTGTTCATCCTCATAAGATTGACACCATGCGCCGTCTTACAAAGATGGATGTCCAAGGTATTTCCGCAATCATTGATCTTGCTCATCGAATCATTAGCCTATACCGCGTACAGGAAAAAGACAAAAAGGGTGAGCCAAAGTTAAATGGCAGCGGTTGGAAAGTACCGCCGATTAAAGATGATGTCCTTATTGATATTCTTAAAGATCGAATGCTTGGTTACGAAGGTCGCAGTATTGGTGTGTTTTATGATACGCCATCCAGACGATTTTTCCTAAATGAAGAAGACCTTGATAGAAAGTATTCATGGGACACAAAAACACACACAGGATCTTTGCCATATCCTCCGCCTCAAATGATTGATGAGGAAGAAGAGGTGTTTGGTTCGGTTAGTTAGGAGGTGTGAGCGATTTCGGACAAAAATTATACCGCTTATCATGTGCATACTGAATTATCGCTGTTGGATAGCTGTACTAATTACAAGCTGTATGTCGATAAGGCTGTTGAGCTTGGACAGAAAGCCCTTGCTTTTACAGAGCATGGCAACATCTATCAGTGGGTAGAGAAAAAGATGTATTGCGATGCCAAAGGAATTAAGTATCTGCACGGCATTGAATGCTATCTTACGGAAACGCATGAGCCAAATCCTGAAACGGGATCAAAGGTTCGTGATAACTACCATACAATTCTGATTGCAAAAAACTATGCGGGTGTTCTTGAGTTGAATAAGCTTGTAAGTATTTCAACAACAGATTCTCACACCTACTACAAGCCGCGAATTTCATTTGATGAATTTCTTGGGACTTCAAAAAACATCATCAAAATCAGCGCTTGTCTTGCTTCTCCGCTGAATAAGCTCCCGTTCTCTCATAAACGGTATATGGAGCTGGCACGGCATTATGATTATTTTGAGATCCAGCCGCATGATTTCCAAGAACAAAAGGATTTCAATTTACATCTTGCGCAGCTATCCAGAGAACTTGGCAAGCCGCTGATTGCCGGCACAGATACGCACAGTATTGATAAATACAAGGCTGAGTGCAGAAGTATTCTTCTTGCTGCAAAGCATATCGAATATAGCGACGAAGACAGTTTTGACCTGACTTATAAGAGCTATGATGAACTGGTTGAGATGTTCAGAAAACAAAATGCTCTTCCAGAAAGTCTATATCTTGAGGCAATCGAAAACACAAATCGTATGGCTGATTCTGTCGAAAGTTTTGATTTGGACTTATCTTTTAAGTATCCAAAGCTTTATGGCAGCAGAGACAAGGAAGTATTTGTAGAGCGAATTAAGAGCGGGCTTGAAGCCAAGCTTTTGTCTGGCGCTATTTCAAAAGAGCAGCTTCCTAACTTCAAATCGGCTATTGCCGAAGAATGTCGAGTGTTTGACAAGATCGACATGTCCGGATTCATGCTGTTTATGTCAGAGCTTGTTACATGGTGCAAGTCAAACGGTATTCCTGTTGGGTTCAACCGTGGCTCATGTGGCGGATCTCGTGTGGCCTATGTTACCGATATTACAGACTTAAATCCAGAGACATGGCATACAGTATTCTCCCGTTTCTGTAATGAAGATCGTAAGGAAATCGGTGATATTGATATCGACGTCTCTCCGTCTGACAGAGACCGAGTGTATGAGTACATTATCAATCGTTTTGGACAGGATAAGACTGCGTTCATTCTTGCTGTCGGCACGATTAAGTCCAAGGGTTGTATTGATGAGATTTGCCGTGCGCTTGGTGTTCGGTGGAACAAAGAACATCAGCATGATTTGAGAGATCTGAAAGTGGTACTTAAATCACTGAAAGATCTAAATGTCGAAATTCTATTTGGTGATGCGAGAGATGGTAATGCGACCTATTACTTCGATAAGGAGAATGGGAATCAGCTTATTTTCCAGAGCAGATTAAGTAATACGCCAAGATCGGAGTTAATCAAGTATTACACCAAGGAATACGACAAGCTCAAGGCAGAAAACGAAAAGATTTTTGAGAAGAATCCGTGGACTGGAAAAATCAACAGTGTTATTAAGCAGGAGTTTGAAGCAGATCCGGAGTCAGCAAGAAAAAAGTATTCCGAGGTTTTTTACTACTACGATGGTCTTCTTGATACTGCAATCTCTCAGTCGATGCACCCAGCGGGCATTGTAGCGAGTCCAATCACTCTTGCTGATCACTACGGCACATTTGAAGATGCAGATGGGCATGTGCTGCTTCAGATTGATATGGAGTGTGTGCATGAAGTAAGTCTTGTTAAATACGATATTCTTGGTTTGAAAAATATTGAGATTATCAAGGATGCGTATGACTTAATCGGACTCCCGTATCCAAAGTCACATGAGATTAACTGGTCTGACGAAGCTGTATGGAAAGATATGCTGCGTTCTCCTGTTGGCGTGTTTCAGTTTGAAGGAGATTTCGCACATTCCATGCTGAGGCAGTATGTTCCGCACAGCATCTTTGATATGTCGCTGATTACTGCAGCGTTAAGACCGTCTGGAGCTTCTTATCGTGATGATTTGATGCAGCATAAGCCGCACAAGAATCCGTCAGCAATTATCGACGATCTTTTGAAAGACAATAACGGATATCTGATTTATCAGGAGGATGTTATTAAGTTCTTGCAGCAGATTTGTGGCTTTTCTGGTTCTGACGCAGATAACACGCGCCGTGCTATTGGTCGTAAGGATGAAGAGCGTTTGAAAAAAGCACTTCCTCAAATTCTTGAGGGATATTGTGAAAAGTCAACGCAGCCGCGTAACATTGCGGAGCAGGAAGCGAAAGAGTTCCTACAAATTATCGAAGACGCTTCCAGCTATATGTTCGGTTATAATCATTCAATTGGGTATTGTATGATTGGCTATTTGTGTGCCTATCTCCGCTATTATTATCCATTTGAATTCATCACTGCATATTTGAACAATGCAAATAACGAGGATGATATTAAAAACGGAAGCGCACTTGCCGAGTTGTACGGAATTCAGATTGTTCCTCCGAGATTTGGTTTGTCAAAAGACAAGTATCTGTTCGATAAGAAGTCTCAGGTAATTGCTAAAGGCATTGAGTCTATCAAATACATGAATAGCACTGTGGCGAATGAGTTGTACGAAATCTCTCAAAAACATAAGCCAAATACTTTCATGGAGCTGCTGTGTCTAATGGCGGTTGAAAGCTCGTTAGATACAAGGCAAAGAGATATCCTTATCAAGATTGACTACTTTAGAGATTTTGGTAACATCCCAGAGCTAAGCAGAATCGTAAGTTTCTTCTCATTCTTCAAAAACGGCACAGCAAAGCGAGTTCAGAAAGATAAGCTGAGCGATGAAATGATCAAGCTGGTTTCTCAGTATGGCACAGATAAAAATAAAGACGGAACATCTGGTAAATCATTTGTGATTACAGATATTGGCGGCTTGCTTGTAGCCTGTGAGAAAGCTGTAAAATCACTTAATATCCCCGACGTTGATTTGAAAAATAAGATTCAGACGCAGCTTGAGCTTATGGGGTATATTGATCTGACAACAAAAAAGCCAGAAGATCGCCGTAAGCTTTTAATTACGGATGTGTTTCCCCTTGTAAGCAAAAAGGATAATAACATCTGGGGATATGCAGTTCAAACAAGATCAATCGGTAGTGGCAAGGCTGCGCGGCTTACTATTCGCAGCTACCGGTATAAAAAGAATCCTATTAAGAGATTCGATATTATTCAGGCAAAAGAGTTAGGAAAAAACAAGAGTGGGTATTGGTATTTGCTCGATTACGAACTAATTGCCTAAACAAGAAAGGACGTAACGAACATGTGTGGTAAACACTTAGCGAAACGCAAAAAAAATCATGCACCGCTGGTTGCTGTACTTGCAATCTGCGCTATCGTGGCTGTTGTTATTACAGAAGTGATAAGCTGTTCTCAGGACGCAAAGGCGTATGAGTTTTATGATTCATACAGTTATCCAGTGGCTACATCATATGTAACTCCGTCGAAAGAAATTGTTGTAGACCATACTGCAGAATTTGATGTTGAAGCTGAGGACATTGAGTATGTCGATGTTGAATTTGCAGATTTGGTTATAAGCGAACCAGAACCAGTTGTCGAATCAGAGCCGCAGTATTCGGAAGAAGATCTTGATTTACTTGCGAGGTTGATGACGGCAGAAATGGGAAGCGAATGGGTTTCGGATGAGGTGCAGTTATATGTCGGCAGCGTACCACTTAACAGAATGAAGAGCGATGCTTTTCCAGGTGAGACATTATACGATGTGATTTATCAAGAAGGTCAATACTCCCCGACTTGGACTGGCGCAATTAACAACACACCAGATGAACGCACGATTGAAAATGCCAAGAAACTTCTAACAGAAGGTAGCGTTTTGCCAGAAAATGTTGTGTTCCAAGCGAATTTTAAGCAAGGCGATGGTGTTTACTATGAATACTATGATGAGATCCTTGGCACAACCACTTATTTTTGCTACTTAGGAAATAGTTAAACAATCGGAGGAATGAAGATTGAAGATTGTAAAACCAAATGCTGAACTTATGTTTGCCCCCAATAATGATGATCTTTTTGCATTAAAGCACTTAGAGTCAGTCGGGAGAACATGCTATAAGAGCGAAAACAATATTACCGATGATTCGTGTATCAATTTTGTTTCCGGAATTATTAAGCGTGGACATGAAGCCGTTATTGAACACTATTCTTTCATCTATGAGCTGAATGATGTGAGCTTGGACAGTCTTGAGTTTTTAATTAAAAACCTGTCTGATAATGGCTTCAATAGTTACCTTCGTATTACATACGATAAGCGTCCGGTTGTTTCTGGAAATGTGAGAGCATGGAGAGAACTTTTCAAGTGGGCGACAAAGCTGGGATATCGTATTCCTGTATATATGAAGTCATTTGTATATGCGTATCCTTTGTTTTTCCCAGAATACAAAGACTCATTGTTTTCAACAGAGGTAGATGAAGATTATGTGTTTACACCATTGAGTGTAGCAGGTTTGCATGGCGATATCGAGCTGCTGACGCATGTTGATATCACAGCTCGTCTTACAAACGACCGTGGCGTGTCTCATGAGGAAGTTCGCCATCGTCCAGCAAGTTTTGCGCAGGAAAGTACACGATACTGTAACTACTCTAAGGACAAATTTGACAATGCGATTTCCTATATTGATCTTTTGGGCGGTATGGAGCTTGATAACAAGGTCAAAGGAATGTCTGCAAATGAAAAGTCTGCAATTTATGATGAATGGGTGTCGGCCTGTGAAGATGCAGAGCGTCACTACTTCAAAATGCTTGAGCTTGGGGCAACCCCGCAAATTGCGCGTTCCGTACTAAATAACTCTACAAAAACAGAGATTTGCATTACGATGAATCTTGCTGAATGGAAGCACTTCTTCACCTTGCGACTCTCACCGGCAGCGCATCCGCAAATGCGTGAAGTAGCGTCTATGCTACTTGATCGGTTTGATACGGAATTTCCTCAGTATCATAAATATGTTGGGGTGAGCGAATGAAAGTGATTTGTATTTCTGGTAAAGCGCAACACGGGAAAGATACATCTGCAAATTTACTTCGTGAGGAATTAGTTAATCAATGTCAAAGCGTCCTTGTAACGCACTATGCCGATTTGCTGAAGTACATCTGCCGTAATTTCTTTGATTGGGACGGAAAGAAAGACGATGCTGGTCGCAAGCTTTTACAGTATGTTGGGACGGATGTGGTTCGTCAGAAGCGTCCGGATTTCTGGGTGAGTTTTCTCGTCAATGTACTCGATCTGTTTCCAGATGAATGGGATTATGTTTTAATTCCGGATTGTCGTTTTCCAAATGAAATTGAGGCTATGAGAAACGCTGGCTTTGATGTAACGCATTTACGAATTGTGCGACCAAATTTTAATAGTCCACTCACAGTGGAGCAACAGCAGCATCCGTCAGAAACAGCGCTTGATAGCTACCATGCAGATTATGTGATTTGCAACGATGGTACAATCTCAGATCTAAAACGCAAACTATCAAATTGGCTTGGAGGTGAACAGCATTAAGCGTTTGACAATTCTTATTGATATGGACGATGTGTTAGAAAACCTTGTTGAATGTTGGGTTGCTGCGCTGAACCGAAAACACGGAACTACGGTTAAGCCAGAAGATATCACAAACTGGCTGATCGGTGAATTCTTCCCGTCTCTTACAAAAGAAGAACTGTTTGCCCCTTTGAATGATCCAGCATTCTGGGGAAATCTTTCTCCTATGCCGTTCGCACAGGATGTTATTTGCCGGCTGATTGACGATGGACATTTGGTTCGAGTTGTAACTTCGTCTTACTACAACACCGTTCCGCCAAAGATGACTTGGCTATTTAAGCATTATCCGTACCTATGTTGGAAAGATGTCATTATTGCACATGACAAGAAACTTATTAACGGTGACGTTCTGATTGATGACGGCGTTCACAATCTCGAAAACGCAAAATACAAAAAGCTTCTTTTTGATCAGCCGCACAACAGAAGCTATAACGCAGAAGAAAATGGCATGATTCGTGTTCACGATTGGAACGAGATTTACCGTGCTATTTGCGAAATCGCAGGAGGCGAAGAATGATTACAGAAATTCGGAAAAGAGACGGTCGTATTGAACCGTTTGATGCAAGTAAAATTGCCAATGCAATTACAAAGGCGATGGTATCTGTCGATGAAGTCGATGGCGATGTAGCTTTGCGCGTTACAAGCAAAATCTCAAATTCTAACCTTTCTGGAGTTGTTGATGTTGAGCAGATTCAGGACATGGTTGAAGACGGTTTGATGGGAAGCCGCTGTAAGAAGACTGCGAAAGCTTACATCAAGTATCGTGAGAAACGCAATCAGGAGCGCCAGAAGAACAACGAACTGAATAAGCAGATTGAAGATATCCTCTTGTGCAACAATGTTCAAAACCAGAACGCAAATGTCGATGAGCATTCGTTTGGCGGCAGAAAATTTGAAAGCGCAAATGTACTCCACAAAAATATTGCAATGAATGTGTTTGTACGACCTGAGGTTGCGCAGGCTCATAGGGAGTCGAGAATCTATCTGCACGATTTGTCAGAGTACGATATTGGAGATCATAACTGCCTATTTGCAGATCTTGGACGATTGCTCCATAACGGCTTTGCCACAAGAAATGGTGATGTTCGCCCAGCAAACAGCTTTTCTACGGCCTGCCAGCTTATCGCTGTTATTTTCCAGATTCAGAGTCAGGTTCAGTTTGGCGGAGTCGCATCTTGCCATATTGACTATGATCTTGCTCCGTTTGTGAAAAAGAGTTTTGTCAAAAAGTATGTCATGGCTCTTGTAAAAGCAAGCGCAGAATTTGGAGAAACTGACTTTTCTATTATGACAGATGAAGAGCTTGATGATTTTATTAAGAAAATCAAGCCTGTAATTTTAGAGCGCGTCGGTTTATCCGAAAGCGATATTTATATCGACAACAAGGCGAACCTTGATTCTGTTATGTACAATCAGGCGTATTTTGACTTGATGTGTGAGGGCAAACAGTCGGCACAAAGCTTGTATCACAATCTGAACACACTGGAAAGCCGCGCGGGATCTCAGATTCCGTTTACATCAATCAATTTTGGTACGGACACATCGACAGAGGGCAAGCTCGTTTCAAAGTGGCTTATGGCTGCAAGTCTTGATGGTATTGGCAAATATCACCTCACACCAATTTTCCCAATCAGTATCTTCAAGTACAAAAACGGTGTGAACGCTCATAATGGTGATCCGAACTACGATATCAAAAAGCTTGCCATTAAGTCACTGAGCAGAAGAATTTATCCCAATATTGTCAACTGCAATTTCTCAGGAAACATTGAAGAACCTGGCAATCCAGATACGGAGATGGCAACGATGGGTTGTAGAACGATGATGGGATATGACAGAAATGGGCTTGGATATTCTAAACTTGGGCGCGGAAATGTTTGCCCGACTACAATCAACCTCCCGAAGCTTGGTATCAAACATGGTATTTGTCTTGGCGAGCGTGATACCGCTGATTTAGACGGATTCTGGGAAGAGCTTGACGAAGTGCTACATCTTACAGAAATGTCCCTTGTAGACCGATTCTATCATGTGTGCAAACAGTCCGTTGCCTCTGCAAAGTTTATGTATGGCAATGGAACGATCGCAGATTATGATAAGGCTTCTTATAAGGGCATTTACGAAGCGATGAAGCATGGAACTCTCGCCGTTGGCTATATCGGTATTGCAGAGATGTGTCAGGCGCTTTTTGGAAAAGACCATTCTGAAGATGATGAGGTCTGGAAGTTTGCATTGAGCGTCGTAAAACACATTTATGATTTTTGCGTAGAGGCAAGCGAAAAGCACGGGCTGAACTTCTCATGCTATGCTACGCCGGCAGAAAATCTGTGCCGCACTTATGCTACTGCTTTGAAAAAGGAATTCGGTGTAATTCCGAAAGTAACAGATCGTGAGTATATCACAAATTCTCACCATGTTCCCGTTTGGCAGAAGGTATCTATCTACAGAAAGCTTGAATTGGAAGCTCCGTTCTGCAAGTATCCGACTGGCGGCTGCATTACCTATATCGAACTGGAAAGCTCGATTATGAAGAACGAAAAGGCTGTTGAAGATATCATTGACTACGCTATGTCGCTTGATATTCCGTATCTTGCATTTAACTTCCCGATTGACTCATGCCTCAAGTGTGGGTATCAGGGTGAGATTGGATATAACTGCCCCAAGTGCGGCAATACGGAAATTCAGCGTCTTCGTCGAGTTACCGGATATCTTACGACAGATTACCGTAATTTCAATGCTGGAAAAATCAAAGAATGCCTTGATCGAGTTAAGCACAGCAACTATACAGACTTCAATCAAATGAAGGATGATGCTGAGTGAATGTATCTGGCATTAACTTTGAATCCATAGCGGATGGTGATGGTGTTCGGGTTGTGGTGTATATTAGCGGCTGTTTGCACAACTGCAAGGGATGCCACAATCCAACATCCCACTCTTTCACGGCTGGCAGACCTTTTACAGAAGAGCTGCAGCGTGAGGTTATAGAGTACATCAAGAAAACACCATTTATTTCTGGATTAACATTAAGCGGTGGAGATCCTATGTATTCTGCAAGTGAGCTTGTGCCGTTTGTGACAGCTTTGAAAGAGGATATAAAAGATATCTCCGTGTGGATTTACTCAGGATTTAGCTATGAAAAAATACTGGAAAATAGTGAAATGCTAAGTCTTTTATCATTGTGTGATGTGCTTGTTGATGGAGAGTTCATTCTTGAGCAGAGAGATATGACGCTTTGCTATAAAGGAAGCTCAAATCAAAGAATCATTGACATTCCCAAATCGCTCTCATCTGGAGAGATTATTCTATGGAAAAGCGAGGTAGTCGCAGTTGAACAGAATTGCAAAGTTTGAAAAGGTGAGCAAGCAGCAGTTCGCGGAAGCTATGCTTAACACCTTTGGAAATATTTTTACAGCAAACATTGATGATGTATCGCTCCCTGTCCGTGCGACCTCTGGATCGGCAGGATATGATTTTGTCAGCCCAATTTCATTTGAACTTGCCGCTGGTGAGTCAATCAAAGTCCCAACTGGTATCCGTGTTAATATCCGAGAAGGCTGGTGGCTCGCTATTGTTCCTCGTAGTAGCCTTGGCTTCAAGTATCGGATGCAGCTTGATAATACCGTTGGTGTAGTCGATAGCGATTATTACCATTCAGATAATGAGGGACATATTTTCGTGAAAATTACAAATGACAGCCGCGATGGAAAGTCACTTGTGGTAAACGCGGGTGATAAATTCGCGCAGGCCATTTTTCTTCCTTATGGCATTACATATGACGATGCAGCAAGTGGGATTAGAAATGGCGGTTTTGGATCTACGAATACTCCCCATGTAATTGAGTTTGGACAGGCAGAAAAGGTCGGCTAAATAGCGTGGAATTAGACAGAGTTTATAATGTGGACTGTCTGATCGGAATGAGGGAGATTGCGGATGAATCTATTGATATGATCTTTTGTGATCTCCCTTATGGGGTAACTAAGAACAAGTGGGATTCTGTTATTCCACCAGAATTGCTCTGGGCGCAATACAAAAGAATCATCAAACCAAATGGTGCAATCCTTTTGTTCGGTCAAGATAAGTTTACGGCTAAAATGATGTTGTCAAATGAAAAACTACATCGTTACAACATCATTTGGCGTAAGGTTTTGAAAAGCGGATTTCTGAATGCGAACAGAATGCCGCTACGAGAACATGAAGATATCATGGTCTTTTATAAATCGCAGCCAGTCTATAATCCACAAATGGTAAAAGGACAAAAGAATCATAGTAAAGGTAAAGCAAAGGGCGAAAATGCGGAAGATATTCTGAATAATCGCGTGTACGGTGCGTATAAAGTCGTAGAAACGACCGGAGACATGAAACACCCGTCTTCGATTTGGGAGTTTCCAAAGTCTCATCCGTCTGTTGCAATCAGCTCAACTGAGAAACCTATTGAACTATGCAGATATGCAATTCGCACCTTTACGAATCCAGGCGCAGTTGTTCTTGATAATTGTTGTGGTTGTGGTTCTATTCCGATTGCTGCAAAGCTTGAAGGACGTCACTACATAGGCATGGATAATGGCGTTTGCGATAATAAAAAGAGTAAATATTTTGGAATGCCTTGGGCTGATGTTGCAACACAGCGCTTGGCGGAAATTGCGTGAGGTGTGATATGTACTATTGTGTTGGCAGATGCGGTTCTGAGATTCTTGTAGAGCTTGGTTGCAACGGAGAATGTGTAGCGACTTGTGGTTACTGTCGCTGTATGCAGGGCGATGAATGTTTTGATCCTACGGAGCTTTGTGATGGCTGCTCAATGTGCAAAAGCGAGGATCGTTATGCCTAATGAAAATTTGAACTTAGTTCCAGCAATTCGCGCGATTGAAGAACAAATTAGCGAGCTGAATAGTGAATATGTAAAGAAGATTACACCATACAAAGAGAGTTTAGCTAAGCTCAAAGAAATCAATACAGCTTGCGAAACATGCTGTGGAATAGGAAAAGTGTTTAGGCGTTCATGCGCAGAAGACGAGGGAGACTACTATACATGTCCAGACTGTAAGGGTTCTGGCAAATGTGCAGATCATGTTTAAGCTTATAATCGCTGGCGGGCGTGATTTTAACAACTATGACGGCATGTCGAAATGTCTTGACCGTCTGCTGAAAAACATCAACGATAATATTGAAATTGTTTGTGGTATGGCTCGCGGCGCAGATCGTCTTGGAGAACGCTATGCAAAAGAGCATGGCTATAAAGTAATCTACATGCCTGCCGATTGGGATTTGTATGGAAAATCTGCTGGCTTCAAACGCAATGTACAGATGGCTGAGTATGCAGATGCGCTCGTTGCTTTTTGGGATGGAGTATCGTCCGGTACGAAACATATGATAGAAACAGCGCAAAAGATGGGACTTGATGTGCGCGTAAAAAAGTACCTAATGGTAAAGAGGGATTCCACATGAATGAGCTTAAAAAGTATGAAGAATTGAAAAACAAGCTACATGATGCGGTAAATGAATTATGTGTATTATGCGGAAAGTATCAGTTTGAGCATATTGGTATGTGTGATGGGTGTAGATGGAAGCAGGAAAAACACGCATGGACGAAAGAGTAAATAATAGTATCTGCCCGTTTGTCCGCTCTGGCGAATGCGATGTTCCTCCGTGTAATTCGTGCTTTTTATATCATATGAGTTGTCATGAAGATAAAAAGGAGCAGCAAGGAAATTGAAACGACCAGAAATCACAAAGCAATTATCAGAGCTGTTAGAAAAACACATTGATCCGCATAACGATCCGCGTGTGTATTGGGCAAAAGAAGTGACATTTGATTATGCCACAAGCAATACCGTGAGAGTTGACTACATGCTTTTTAAGCCAGTAAACAACTCCGTTTCTGGTATTGAAAAGGGAGATTTTTCTTGTTATGAGATTAAGTCCTCTGTCGATGATTTTCACTCGAAAAATGGACACAACTTTATTGGCGATAAAAACTACTATGTCATGCCAGAGAGTGTGTTTGAAAGTGTGAAAAATGAAATTCCTTATTTTGTTGGTGTCCTATGTCCGCGTCAGGTATTTAACGACAGCTCTGTATATCAACTTACCGTTGTAAAAAACGCAAAGAAACACGACCGTACAAAATCAGTCTCAGAAATGCTGTTAATGATGTGGCGCTCATCCAGACGCGAAATTGTTAAAGCAAGACGTATTAAAAAAGTGGAGGAAGTAATGGAAACTAATGTTTTAATTAAGAATCTCCGTGAAGCTGCAAGCAAATGGGATAGAGACAACCCAAATCCACCGACATTCTCAACAGTTTATTCTGCTGCTTTGCGTGACGCTGCAAGCAGATTAGAAGAGTATGAGAGGATTGTTGCGGAGACACAGAAGCCAAACAATGTACTTAGTATTGAAGACCTTCAGCACATGAATGGACAACCGGTGTGGATTGAAGATATCCATGAATGGGCTATCGTTTCTGTTGATGAATGCGGATATTATGAAGGCATTCCATTTGCACAGAGACACTGCTTTAACTGGAATCTTAAAGACCGCGACCTGAAATGCTACAGGAAACCGCCGGCCAGTACCACACAGGAGGATAACTAATGGAGCGGCTGACTAATAAACGCGAGGCAGATGCTCAGCGTAAGGATTACGAAAACCGCATCAAGAACGGCTATCCGCGTAATATTCCGGAAGAGCGTTTTCTTCGCCTCGCTGCATACGAAGATACAAAGATGTCACCAGAACTCGTCGAAAAGGTTGCCAAGTTTGCAATGTGGGTAAATGAAAATGGGATTGATCGGCTGCGGCATCTTGCAGAAGCAGACGAAGAAAATCGCATCATTATTTTGCCATCAAAAGAGTCTCGAAAGAAATTACAAGAAGCATTCAACATCGTTGTAAAATATGGTTTTTGCAGTGATTGTGTACAGAAATACGATGGAACACTTTGCCACCAGTGCGATTGTTTTCAGAATGGTGTTGATGTGATTAGGCAAACTTTATTTGGCAATGTGTTAGAGGTGTGCGAGGATGGCTAATAATTATATAGCGCGTGATTCCCTCTTAGAAAAGCTTCAGACAACAAGCATAGTCACAGATGATTTGTACGGCATGGGGATTATGAGTGGTATGGATGCTGCGAGAAAAATTGTAGCCGAACAGCCAGTCATAGACGCAGAGCCGGTTGTAAGATGTCAGCATTGTAAACACCATGACGAGGGTGAAAATTACATTTATTGTTGGCTGTTAAAAACGAAATGCCCGAATGATGCAGGGTTCTTCTGTGCTTATGGCGAAAAAGAAAGTGGTAACTAATATGGCAATGAAAATTGGATATATTCAAGAGATTGACCTTCAGCTTAATCCTCAGTACAAAGAGCGATTCCGATTCAAAGAAGCGTCATTTACTCGCAGAATTTCAAGTCGCGGAGATCGTGTGTATTCCAAAATGCTTGCATATCCGGTTGACTATGAAGAAATCGTAGACAATGCAACCATCATGAAGAAAAATAGCAAGGTGATTTTAGTACGAGAGCCATTTCTACTTGATGACGAGCTACGCAAAAAAGTTACAGAGTGGGTTGAGTGGGCAAATGCAGCAGATCCACATGAATACGATCCATTCGCATAAGAGAGGTTTGTACAATGGATAACAAAAAGCGCACACAAACTAACAGCACAAACGAACCTGTTCATTGCAAGGATTGCCAGCACCTTATGTTTTCCGATTGCTATGGAGAATGTACAAATTTGGCGAAAGGAGAGCCACAACACATGTCTGAAACCAGAAAGCTGTATATCGCAGACTGGCATTATGCACATGCAAACATTCTTGCGTTTGATAATCGCCCGTTTAAGACAGTAGAAGAAATGAATGAAGAGCTTGTTAAGCGTTGGAATGCTACAGTCAATCCTGGTGATACGGTTTATGTGCTTGGTGATATGTTTTGGTGTATTTCCTCTCAGGCCGTACCAATTCTGCAAGCCTTGAACGGACAGAAATTTCTTATCAAAGGAAATCATGATAGATCTAATGATGGTAAGTTCGTAAAAGAGTTTGCGAAAATTACAGAGTACCTTGAAGTAAATGATAATTTTAGAAACATCGTACTTTGCCATTATCCCATTCCGTGTTTCAAAAATCATTATTACGGCTGGTATCATCTGTATGGGCATGTACATAATTCGTTTGAGTATCAGATGATGGAGCATGACAAATATCTGATGCAGGAGCTATACGGAAAGCAGTGCCAAATGTTCAATGTGGGTGCAATGATGCCGTATATGGACTATACTCCACGGACTCTTGATGAAATTCTAAAAGGAGCAAGTTAAACAATATGGAGAGATTCTATGTAATAAAGCCTGAATGTGGGTTTTACAAGCAGGTGTTCGATTATTTAGAAAACGCGCAGATCGTAAACAAGCTGTTCAATCAGTTCTCTCATGATATGGAGATCGAATCCAATCTCTATTATGCCAGTAATGATACGGTGTCAATTGTACCGACAGCAAAGGACAAGGAGAAATTTGCAAATCAATTCAAAAAATATGCTGACGGCGCAACCGGTCTAATGTTCTTCAAACAGAATAGTAAGGTTTATAAGGAATGGATCGCTTTATTGAAAAAGAATGATCTGAAAGTAAAATGCCGTCCGCAGCCAGGATTCTATTTTGGAATTTGGGGCAGAGGAAGTTCCCGTTTATTTGAACACGACGGGAAACTGTATATGTCATTAAACTACAATGAAGATTTTGAAGATCCACAGGATTGTGAGCCTATTCTTGGTAGTGAGTTTTACAAGGTATTAGAGGAACTCGAACATAGCAAAAAGAAGTAATGAGGTGAAATATGAACACAGGAGTAATGTTCTCATCGAAGTCTATGAATTGGGCAACGCCGCAAGACTTCTTTGATAAACTCAACTCCGAGTTTCACTTTACCCTTGATCCGTGTGCAGACAGTAAAAACCATAAATGCGCTACATATTACACAGAGCGCGAAAATGGTCTTGCACAGTGCTGGGGGGGGCAAACGGTCTTCTGTAATCCGCCATACGGAAGAGCGATTAAGGATTGGGTAAAGAAATGCTCGGAGGAATCGTTAAAACCAAATACAACGGTTGTAATGCTGATTCCAGTACGAACCGATACGAGTTATTTCCACGATTATATCTATCAAAAACCGAATGTTGAAATTCGTTTTATTCGTGGACGATTAAAATTCGGAGATGGAAAGAACTCCGCCCCATTCCCAAGCATGGTGGTTATATTCAAATCTAAAAAGGATGGAACATAATGGCTATCAAAGAAAATATGGACTTATACAGATGTGAAAAATGCAAAAAGCTTTATACATCTGAGTACGCTGCGAATATATGTTGTAAGCAATATCATTGTAGAGTATGCGGAAAAGAAACACCGCAGTATATGTTGATTTGCGATTCTTGCGCAGAGCATGAACGCTTTGAAAAAGCAAGAAAAATGACTCTGGCAGAGTATTATGAAGAGTTCCCAGGCAACATGCTCTATTACGGAGAAGAATTCTATGACGATATCGAATCTCTATTAGACAGCATTGATTGTGACTATGAGGATATTCCAAAGTATGTATATGGAACAACAATGGAAAGCATGGAGATCGACGCAAATCAAATGCTGCAGCAAGCAGAAGAAGATTCGGATGTGGAAGACTTTTATTTTGATGATGTCGCCGCTAAAGAACTAAGAGAATTTGTTAAGCAGTGGAACGCAAAATACGCTAAAAGCTACTATTCGTGGAATGACAAGGTAGTTGTTATGCTTCCTCCGGAATACCAGAAGGAGCGTGTCAATGATTAAAACAGTTATTGGAGACATTCTTGATGCAACGGAAGATATTATCTGCCATCAGGTAAATTGTCGGGGTGTAATGGGAGCCGGTGTAGCCAAAACGCTTTGTACTCGTTGGCCTATCATCAAGAAGACATACATCCGATATTGCAGAAGATTTGAAAATCAAAATGAACTTCTTGGTCATGTTCTTTCTGTAGAAGTTGAGCCGAATAAGACTGTTCTGAATATCTTTGGGCAGCTTGATTATGGCAGAGACAAGTACCGCAAGTACACGGATTATGTTGCTCTCACAAAAGCATTTGATGAGATCCGCAGTAAGTATCATAACAAATCGCTTGCATTCCCATATGGATTTGGTTGTGGGTTAGCAAATGGTGACTGGAATATCGTTGAAAATATGCTCAACACATACTTTTGGGATATGGATGTTACTATTTACAGGCTTTCGGCAAAGGATGGTGAAGTATGAAACTATACTTTCGCAATAGCAGAGCTAAATTCCGTCCTATCGCCAATATTGACGGCAGAAAGCCAGATAAAGAGATTGCCAAACAGATAGTTGCAAAAATCAATGAGTTTTGTGATGAACGAAACTTCAAAATTTATTACACGAGGATATGGCATGAGAAATGCAAAGGAAAGCAAATGACAAAGTTTGATGTAGGAAGCCACACGGAATTTTTCTATTTTGAAAAAGCTCTTCCGTTCGCAGCATTTCAAGGAGACAAATAAATGAAGGTATTACTTATTCCAGACTGGCAAGGATGTACGATCATTACGGACAATGGGTACTGTACGATTCAGGGCTTGCCAAATGATATTGTAGACAAGGTGTTTGTATCTGAAATCCCTATTAGTAATGGGATTGGGCTGATTACCCCGCTTGTAAATGAGCTTACTATCGTATCTGGCAGTAGCGCAGCAAGCTTATATTGCAAATTGCTCAATGAACACCATATCGTCACAAAAGAGATTTTTAACACAAAGCCGTCCGTATTGCTGAAAGGAATCCGAAATGGATAGGCTAATTGCCATAGGAGACATTCACGGATGTCTTCACACACTAAAAGAGCTTCTGAAAAGTGTGGATTATAGCAGTCAAACAGATACATTAGTGTTTGTTGGTGACTACATAGATCGCGGAGCAAATAGCTGTGAGACAGTAGCGTTTCTTCGTAAGCTTCAGCAACAGGTAGGAAAAGATAATTGTATTTGTCTTCGCGGCAATCATGAACAAATGGCAATTGACGCATTTGCAAGCGGAGATAATTCGCTTTGGTTTTACAACGGCGGATACTCGACTGTGTGTAGCTACGACAGAAATGGCGTAGATATCGAGTCGGATATTGGTTGGTTTAAGACTCTTCCACTTGTGTATGACACACCAGAAATTATATTCTGTCATGCCGGTTTGTCAAAACCATTACTCAAAGATAATACAGCACATGATTTGATTTGGGGACGAGACTGGATTCGACATAACGACCACAGGCCACGGGAAAAGCAAGTAATTTTCGGGCATACACCAAGTAGAACTGGTGCTGCCTACACCGTAGCAACTGGCGATATTTGCATCGACTCAGCATGTGTTTATGGCGGAAAACTATGCGCCTTAGCAATCAACGAAGATGGAAACAGTAAACTATTCTATGCAGACAAGTCCGAAGAGGACGATGAAAACTTGTAAGGAATTAGTTAAACAGCATTTGGAGCGTGAATTGATGTTCAAAATTCTTATTTTCTATAAGAGCATTTCTGCGGTCAAAAACTACCTCGAAATGTTTAGGAATATGCCATTGATGATTTTTGAAGAAACTCGCAACGGCTTCACATTCAGTGGTGAAAAAATATATGTGAAAGGTATCCGATGTGCCAAAATCTCAGATCGACACCGTGGACATCGAGCGCATATTATCGCTGTGCAAGAAGAACTCACATGGGCTGAAGATTGGAACGAGGTTCGAGACTGCATCGTTTACCCCATGCTTCAAACACCAATTGATATTCAAATCTTTGATGGAGATTACCCAGATGAACAAGCAGCCTAAAGAAGAAAAGCCTAAGTATATTACGGATGAAAATGGTACGCAGTTTTTCGTAGTTGGCAATACGAAAATCCGTGTAACAGAGCATTTTAATAGCAAGGGTAAACATATCAAAGACCTCGTAGAAAATGCCGTACAATACGCCGCAAATGCGGCTTAATACCGGTGACAACAGCTCGTACTTGTGATATAATTACGCGGTAAGCTTATCATAAGTGCGAGTTGTTTCACTACTAAAGGAGGTTGCTAAACAACGGTGAAACAACTGATTTATCGCGTCGCGCTCTATATGCGATTGAGCCGAGACGATGAGGATTACGGAGAAAGCGTTAGTATTGAAACCCAAGAGTTACTATGTAAAGGGTGGTTTCTCCCACCTAATACATATGACTGCGGCTCATTTGTGGTGAATGGAACAGCAGTTGTAGGAAAGGAGCCAAAAAAGCCTTATAACCGCTGCAAATCAACACAAAAAGGAGCTGAACTTTATGAAATCTCTATTTGAGGAAATGGGCGGCACTTACCGTCTGGAGGGGGATTACCTCATCCCGAACCTTGCGCTGCCGGATGAACCGGAATATCAGATTGGCAAGTACGGGCGTATGCACCGCAGCTATCTGAAAGAGCATCGTCCGGTTCTCTATGCAAACCTGCTTACAAGCGGAACGCTGCATCGGCATCTTGCCGAGATCGACCAAGCCTGCAACGAGCGTATGGAAATCATCGTTTCCGATATGGCAAGGCAGGAAGATGTGACCGAAGCGCTCAAAGCCGCCGATCAAATGGAATGGGTGCGCCGCATGAACAGCATCCGCAATCGTGCGGAGGAAATCGTTTTGACCGAGCTTGTATATGAATGACAAATGCCCGTTATTGACTGCATGGCCAATAACGGGCATTATCTTTATTCTTTTGGTGATATAAACTTATATTTACCCTTTCCAAAGCCGCTGACAGGCTCGATCAAATCCGCATTTTTCAGTTTTGTAATGAGATTGCCTGCGGCAGTAACGGAATCCTTTGTGATAGCAGCGATGTCGGAGCGACCAAACACACCATTAACGCCCATATTTGCAAATACCGCTTTCACCTTTTCAATCGTGCCTTGGCTTGCGTTCAGCCGATCAATCGCAACCTCAATCGCAACATTTTCGCCCTCAATCGTAACCTTGGTTGTGGTTGTAGCGTTTCCGTAATTCAGGTTATAGAGCGTAACTTGAAAAGAGCTGGCATCCGAATAGAACTTGGGCTCCAGTTCGTCACGGTAATTGTGAGCGGCGTGGTAGGTTTCCGTGATTTTCTTAAAACCACTGCCTTGCCGCTCCATATAGCCCAGCCGTCCGAAAATATCTGCAAGAACAGGATTGCGGCGCGTGGAGGAAATGCTGGTCAGATCCCGTTCCTGTATCCGTGTGCCGTCTGCCATACCTCCGGGAGAATAAATGGTAAGACGGTCATCGTAAATGTCGATGTGAACCTCGCTACCCAAAATCAAATAATCCCGATGGATCAGTGCATTGACAAGCGCCTCAAAAACGCTTCGTTCGCAGTAGTCTGGCATCTCAACACGGGAATCGGCGGTTTTCTTCCAGCGCGTTTTCATATTCCGCTTGACAAAGCTGACGCCCTCATTGAGCAGAATGATTAGGCTGCCGGAGTATTCCGCGCTGTCAAGTGCATCTACCATGCCGCCGCTTTTATCAAGGCCG